GTATCTTGCTAATAGATTAAGGGCTGAATCAGGTGCTACCAGAAAAGGTATTTTAAATACAGCTGGTGGTAATAGAGCTACAGCTGCAGCTGGATTATTAATGGCTGATAAAAATATGCTAGGAGCTCTTGGGGATGCATACTTCAAAGCAGATGAAGTTAATCAAAATAAACAAATGCAAATTGCTCAAATGATTAATCAAGCAAGACAAGTTAATGCTGGTATTGGTATGCAAGAAGGACAACTTAATGCTCAATTAGGATTACAAGAGTATGACATCAATGCAAGAAATAGAGCAGCTCGTGCTAATGCAATTAGAGAAGGTCTATCTGCAATATCTTCTAACGTATCTGATGTATCAAAATATTATGATAATAAAGAAACTTTAGAGAATATGTTTGACTATACTACTAAAGGTAAATATAAAAAGAGAAAATAATATGGCATCAATTTCAGCGTACGATAGAATGAGTTATAACAATATGAATCTACCATCATTACAAGAAATGATGATAGCTCCTAGTTATATGCAACAACAGCATGATACAGCTTTAGAGGAAAGTGCTAAAATTTCTGCAGAAGCTAATGTGGCAGCTACTTATGCAATGGAAGATCCTAATAGTAAAGCTGCCCAAGCTTATCAAGCTTATATAGGGGATCTTAATAAAGCTACTGAAGCTCTTTCTAATAAAGGGTTTAAAGGATCAAATATTAAATCAGCTTTATCTAATGCAAAAGCTAGATATTCTTCTGATATAATGCCTATTATTCAAGCTGGGGCAGTTCGTCAGAAAGATATGGCCACATTAAAAGAAATGGCTGCTAAAGATCAAACTTTACTTTACAATCCGGACCCTTCTCAATATAGTATTGATGCATACATAGCAAGAGGTAACACTTCTTATATGCCTAATGCTATTAGTGGAGCTCAATTAGAGAAAGCCACTGCGGAGTCTTTGAAGAATCTATCTGATCAATTAAGGACTAATGGAGCTAAGATGTTTAGTAAAACTAATCTTCCTTTTGAATATATGGCCTATATTCAAAGAGGTGCTACTGTAGAGGAAGTAGATGCTGCTATGAAAAGACAAGGATATGTTCCAAGCGAAGTTAATACAATGACTAATTTAATACGGAAGACTATTGAAGGTACTTTACAAACTCATGGAGTATTTGACAAGTTTGGAGATAATCCAGAGTTGTTAGCCAGAGCATTTGATTTTTCAGCTAGAGGAGCATATGCAGCTCTTGGTAAACAAGATATTCAATTTAAGACTGATGATTATGGAATGAGAGTTAGCTTAATGGATAGAGAACAGGCTATTAAAGATAGAGATAAAAATAAAAATATTAACCCATTTAGGCAAGTATCATTATTAGAAAATAATAAAGAAGCTATAGTAGTTGCTAAGGAAGGATTGGCTGAATTTGAAAAATTATATGGACAGTATTTGGATCCTAAAACTCCATTAGTAAATCCATCATTAGTAAATCCATCTAAAATGACTTCTACTTTAAAAACTTCTCCATCTCCTTATGTATCTCAATTTACTGAAAGTGGTAAAGAAATATTTGCAGTAACTCCTTCTAAAAATGATGTGATAAAACAAATGAGAGAGATGTCTAAAAAATATGGATTTGATATTTTTGGTCCACCTGATGCAAATGGTAAACGAACTTTAAAACCATTAGAAACTATTAGGCAAGAATTTGGAGATCAAATTACTAATTTAGCTGTCTTAACAAAGGTAGATGCATTAGATGTTAATACTCCTGAAGCCACCAATTCATTATTAAGTAAAATTTCTGATGAAGGAACTGCTTTTAAAGATGCTAGAGGTGAAAGATTAAAAGTAAATAATTTTATAGAAACTGATAAGAATGGTAATAAAACTTTAAAAGAAGGCACTACTATAATTCCTGATGCTAGAACTAAAAGAGTGATTTTTAGGACAGCCTCTGGAAAAGAAGGGTATTTAAATTTAGATAATCATCCTACTATTAAAGCTGCATTTGAGTTATATCAAGATCAACATTTTAATAGATTATTTGGATATACAGATCCTAATACAGGAAATTCATATGACTTTAGGTCTTATGTAGATGCTATGAATGAAAGCTTAGAAAGCTCTGGAAAAGGTTATTATAAAATTGATTTATCTAAATATGATTTAAATTCTAATGCTCAACAATTAAAATTAGCTAATGATATTTCTGAAAGAGATGTTGAATTAAGGAAAGATGAGGTAATACCGGTTCTTCAACAAGAATATCAATCACTCCCATCAAATATGAAACAAAGGGTTTCTGAACAAGAATATATTAATAAAGGCTTATATGCTTTAAAAAATCAAATGGTACAATCTAGAATTGCTAGAGTAAGTGCTGATAATACAGCTCCTATTACAAATATTGTAGGAAGAGATTTATTAAATATTACAAAAATTGAACCTAATGAAATCCAACTTTAATAGTAAATAATATGGCAAAACAAACTTATGATCAATGGTTAGCTGAAAGAGCAGTTACAAAACAAAGTGTAGAAGGATTAAAAGGTGTCAATACTGCACAACAAAATGTGTCTAGTATTGATATTGAAAAATTAAGTAGGACTCCAGGAGGTTTAGGTCAAAGTATAACACCTGCCGGTGGCGTATATGTTAATCCGGATATTTCCCCAAGCAAATATGATGATACTGTTGGAACTGGTATTTTAGATAGAGGTACTTTATTACAAAATCGTGCTGATGAACAATCTGGAGTATTAAAAGCATTTAATTCAGTTGTGAGTGGAACTGCTAGTGGTTTATTAACTGCTATCGAAACTATGGGATATCTTAGTGATATCAGTAATAATGTAGGACAAATTGCTGGAATAGAACAAGTGGAAGATAACACTGTTAGTAGATATGCAAAAGATTTAAAAAAATCTCTATATTCCGCTGTACCTATTTATGAAGATGTACAAGCTGATAGTGTATTAGATCAATTCACAAGATTTAGTACATTACGTGGAATGCTTGATAGTGCTATTGGATTTGCTATTCCAGGTGGTGCTGCAGCCAAAGTTGTAAAAGGAGGAGCTACATTATTACGTACTAGAAAATTAGCTTTATGGGCAGCTGAATTTGCTGCTAAAGGAGGAGACGACGCTTTAAAATCTTTAATAAGATCTGCGAATCCTTCTAAAATTTCTGAAGGAGTTCAATCATTAGTAGGAGGTTTAATTACTAATTATGGTGAAGGTAAGATGATGGCTCTTGAATTAGGTGAGGAATTAGAAACTCAATATATAAATGCTCATTCACAAAGGATTCTTGCTGAATCATATAATAATGATCCAAGATTTGCTCAGGAGGCTATTGAAGATGCTAGACTTCAATTTGATATGGATGAAGATGCTAAGAGAGAGATTGGTAAGCAACAGAATAACTTTATGAATCATAATACAATATTTGCTCTCACTGATGCAATTGGTATTCATAAATTAGGACTTAGTTCAAAAACTACTAGACAAGTTATAAAAGAGATTTCTAAAAATCCTTTAAAGTCTGTTGGAGGTGTTGGAGGGTTAATGGTACAAAATACTAAAGAAGGTATTGAAGAAATTGGTCAAAATGTCTTTCAAATGGAAGCTGGTTATCAAGCCAGAACTAATTTAGGAATAGGTACTAAAGAAGATAAAGGATTAAAAGGGTCTTCAACTGCAGATAGATATCTTGAGTATGCTACTTCAGATAAAGCATTACTTGAAGGTATGATGGGATTTGTTTCCGGAGGATTACAAAGAAGTCTTACTCAAGGATTTTTTGATGTTGTAAGTGGGGATCCACTTGGTAAGAAACGTAGGGAAGAGCATAATAGAAGATATGAAGTTCAACAAACTATTCTTCAACAATATACTGAAGATAAATTGAAAAGTATGGCTACTGCTGACTTATTTAGAGAAGAGTTTTTACAGAATAATCAAGAGTCTTTAGTTGATTTAGTGAATGACACTGAGTTCTTAAAGATGGCTAGAGAAGCTGCAGAATTTGGTACAGTAGGTAAATTAGAGAGATTACTTACTGATGCAATTAATCTTACTCCAGAACAAGCTGCTGAAAAAGGCTATGGTGAAAATTATAAAGAAAAATATACTCAAAAACTTCGTGAGTTATTAGATGTAGAATCTATTTATTTACAACATGAAACTTATAAATCAAGAGAGTTATTAGCATCTAATAGAGTAACTCATAAGATATTAGTTAATAGTAAGCAAAAATATGAAGATGTTTTATTAAAAGGATATACTAGAGAAGATACTCGAAAGGAAGTTTCCCAATTAGAGCAACTTAATAAAGTATTAATTGAAAGTAATATTACTCCAGAATTCGAGAATGGTACTAGATTATATGATGTTACTATTGATAACTTGGCTACTTTAAAAGATACCAAGAATGCAATGTCTATTATTACTTTACCAGAGTATAAAAATGCTATTAATAGTTTAGAAGCTATTATTAAAATAGAGAATGCTATTCAAGAAAATTTAAATAGTTATCAGCATATTTTAAATAACATTGAGCCAAATTATGAAGAAATTATGGAGCAACAAAGAAAAGTTGCTGAAGAAAAGACTGGAACTATTTTAAAGAATCAATTAAATGATGCTGAAATTTCATTAAGACAAGATCTTGAAAAAGCAGCTACTCAAGCAGATCGTGAGAAGGTATTTGAGGCATTTAAAAAACGTCATGAGAATTCTTCTATAGCTACAAGTATTCAAGACGTTATTAATAAAGTAGCTGCAGAATATGCTGAGGTAGAGGATCCAGATCCAGTTAAACCAACCGTTACTACTTATGGTGAATTTAAAAAAGAGTTCGATGAGTTTTTAGAAGAGGATGGTAAAGCTGAAGTATCTATGTTAGCTGAGAATTTAGCTGATGGTAATGATATGGTTTCAGAACAGACTATTGATGATATTATAGCTAACGAAGCTAGTTATTTAAGTAATTTTAAGAATGAAAAGGCTCTTAATAATGGTAAGAAATTTATTGAGGCTTTAAAAAAATATAAGGACAGAAAGTCGGGAGATACTGTAAAGACAACTGTAACTCCTGTTGGAACTGTAGTTAATGATAACTTAGAACAAGATATAGAGTCTTTTGAGGGTAATGGAAAAGTTTATGTAAGTAACTCTTCTAAAGATGCTATAATAGAAGAGGATAATAAAAAGGTAGAAATCCTTATTAACGAACAAAATCAAAAAGCTTCTGGATTAAATCAAGAGGACATCCAACAAAATTTATCTATAGAAAAGCAAGGGCTGGATTATGATGTTAAAAGAGCCAATGCTTGGACAAGTATATCTTATTTATTTAGAAAGTATCTTGTAAAAGTTACTGGAAAAAGTATTCAATTTGAAGATGCTGAAAATGCTATAAATCGTCCTGAATTAATCAAAGCTCTTAATAAAGTAAAAGTAAATGATACAATTACTTTTAAAGTATTGGATAATCCAGATCAAGAAGTTTATTATACTGATACTGATGGTCGCAGAATATCTACTACATGGGGACAACATGAAGCTAACACTTCAAAAAATAAAGATAATGTGTCTTTATTTATTCCTATAGAAATCTATCATAATGGTAATTTAATTGGGTACATACCTGCTTTCGATCATTTATCTCCAACAAGAGATCTTGATTTTGCTACAGGACAACAAGGTCTTGCTCAAATAAGAAATACTATTTATGCTAAATATAAAAGTGGGGATGCTACTCCTATTACAAGTACTATCTTAAATATAACTCCTGGTCATTTAATTAAATCAGTTAATAATCAATTAGTAAGTACAGATATAGCACTGGCTTCTGATAAAGTAAGAATAGCAATTGTTAAGAATGGTAAGTTAATAGCTCCTGGTGGAAGAGCTGTAACTAAAGGAGTGCTAAATAATGTTGAAACATTAAAAGAAGGATTTACATATGCTATACTTCCATTACCAAATGGTAATGTAGCAATTCCATTACAGAGAAATAGCTTGCAACAATCTCAAGTAGACAACATGACTACTGCTATGAATATTTTTGGTAAAGTATTTAATAATGAGACATTAACTGAATCTGAAAAAAATACAATCCAATATATTCAAGATGATTTAAAGAATATTACAAGAGTAACTTCTGCTAATACAACTGAACCTATTAACTTTAATATAACTACTGTTGAAGGATTAAGAAATTATTTATCTATCTATACTCATATTCATAGAGCTGCAGGACCATCATTTGATTTGCTAGGTCAACTAATCACTCGTCCAAAAAATAGTGCATTTAGAGCAATATCTATTGAAGAGTTTATAGAGAAACCTAGTGAATTTACACAAGGAGAATTATCTAATAGAAAGTTTGTAAAAATTACTTTTGCAAGTAATAATGATTACTCAATAGCTTACAAATATTTTCCAGCCGTATCTGGTAAACAAGCTTTTTTAGAATTAATCACTAGTACAGGCAAAGCAACTAATAGAGTAAATAATAGGAAGTCTTTTGTTGGAGAGGATGCTATTAGCAATTTTAAAAAATTATTTTTATCTACAAAAGATGGTATTGCTAGGAGTCATTTTTCAGAAATGACTTTCACACCTTCTTTAAAACTACTTGAGAATATAGATTCTCTTAAATTAAGAAATCTTCAAGATACTGGCAAGACTGAAACGATTGCTTATTCAGATTATGTTAAAAGAAATACTTCTACTAATATTTTAGGATTAAATATTGGTACTGAGGAAAAGCCTGAATATATATACACACAACAAAGGTCATATATGTTTGATCCTTCTTTTAGTAATCCTTTAGAACAAATTACTGAAAATACTCAAACAGATGCTACAAAAGAAACTTCTGGAGAAAATGTTGTTCCTGTTAAAGAACAACTTCCTAATAAGAATGAATTGGCTATAGATGAAGATGGCTTCTTCCCAGAAAATACAGTTTCATTTTCTGTAGATTCAGAGGAAGCATCTGAGGTATCTTTGAGAGATTTACAGGCTATGCAAGGTCTATATGATTCTCAGTTAGGTATTAGTATCTTTGACACTGATTTTAAAAAAATATCTCCTAGTAGACAATCTTTGGAAATCAATACTTTAGTTGAATTGATATCTAGAGCTCTTTTAGAATCTCCTAATAATAAATTAACTTCCAAAGAATGGAGGGCTATTTTGGATAGCAGATTTTCAGATCTAATGAATTTAAGAGAAAAAGCTTTATCTAAAGAAGCACTTACCACTGTTGATTATATTGATTCAGTTATTAATCCGGTAGCTCGTCCTTATATTGAAGCTTTAGTTAAAAAATCTTTTGAGGAAAGAGCTGGTGTATCCACTTCTTTAGAACCTTCAATAGATTCTTCTGAAACAGACATTGCTGTAGAAGGAGCTGAAGGATATGCAGAGAAATCTCGTTTTGTAGATTCTTATACTTTTCAAGTAGATCATAGATTAACAATGTCTACCAAACTTAAATTAGCTTTATCTACAGTTCCTAGTAAAGAAAAAGGTATTGGTAATGTTCAATTAAGTTATCCTTTTGATGAAATTTATGATAGGACCATGGCATTATTACAAGGTACAGAACCTTCTTATGATGTAATGGCTGCAAAATTACAGCAGTATGCTCCCATTTTCCCATGGATTTCTCCGTTATTAAAACAACTTGCTGAACAAGATGAGTCTGTAAGAAATGGTTTTGTAGTTGTAATGCATAAGAGATATGTAAATATGCTATTTCTTGCTTGGAAGAAACAACAGGAATCTTATAAAATGAAAGTATGGAGATCCAATTCTAATGCTATTGAAAGAAATATTCAAGAAAGTTGGTTTAATGGATTAGTTCAAAATGATGAATTTGTTCAAATTAATAAGTTTGGAAAATATCAATTTACAGATGCAGCTAAAAAGAAAGCTCAGGTAACAAAAGGAGTTACTATTCCAACTACAGCTGCTACAGTGGATGATCAAAAAAAGGTAATGAATAATATTCTTACTCCATTAGGTATTTATCTATCTGATGGTACTATGGAGGAAATTATTTCAAAGGGCCTTTATTATAATGGAAGTCATTATCAATATAATGCTTTATTTGGAGAAGGAGGAGTTATTATAGAGGACCTTTATGGTAAAATATTAAATGCTTCTCTTGAATTAGATCAAGATGAGGATGATATTAATATTTTTGGAGGAGGTTATATGAAAGCTTTGATTAAATTAGAAGCTAAATATAACTCTATGAACTTAAGTAATTCTCATAGAGCTGGTAACAAAACTATAAATTCATACGCTGATACTAATCAATCATTTGATAGATTGGCTGCTTTAAAGTCAGATAGAGAATTATTAACTAGATTATCAAAATTACCATTTGCTAAACATTCAAGACTTCTTAGAATATTGGCTCAATATGACCCAAGGACTAATGAGTTTATATATGAAGATGGATTATTATTACTTAATAATGATGCCTCCATTAATGTAGAAGCTGCTGCGAGTTTTGAAGCTTTAAAGTTAAATGACATTAGTTTAAATGCTATTAAAGAAATTGCATCAGAATTTATTGGTGAAAAAAGTCTTCAAGATTTAGGTGAGGCTGAACATGATGCTATTAAATCAGCATTTTTCTTTAATAATAAAAGTGTTAAAGAGAGTGGTTCTAGAACCGGTCAACTATTTTATTTAACTATGTCTAACAAGACTGTAATGACTACTATGGAAGTTCCATTAACAAGATTTAATCTAGATGAGAATGGACAAATTCCTGAAGGTACACTTAAGGATATGGTAAATGTATTAGTTATGCCAGAAATTGAAAGAATGTTAGATTTTAGGAAAAAAACTAATAATGGTGCTATACCTGGACCACTTGCACATTATGATGAAGGATCTCAAATATTTTATTTTGTTCCTACCCTTAATACTATTGATGATTTGTTTGAAGAGGTTAATGGTAAAAGAATGTTAAAGACCGGAATGAATAATGTAGAAGTGTTATTTCCAGTAGTTCAAGAAGCATTAAATTCTTTTATGCAAAAGAGTATTGAAGATCAACTTACTAATTGGAAAAATATTCAATTTGGATATAATAAAGAAACTGGTAAATTTGATTTAGTAGATGCAGATATGTTGGCTTACTATCAACAAATTGTTCCTAAAAAAGTATCCACTGTTGCAATAGGAGAAGAGGTGTCTATTGAAGATTCTGAAACTACTGAAGAATATAATGATAGGTTATTTAAAACTATGGCATTTGATTATTTATCAAATTACATGTATCATAATATGAACTTATTCCAGTTGTTTGTAACAGATCCTGCATTTTACTATACTAATAAACAAGCTGACTTTTTAGCTAATAAGAATTACATGGCTTTATCAAAGTCTGTATTTGATAATATTGGTAAGCGTCTAGCTGCAGAGTCTGCTCCTGGATTACAAGGAGACTTTTCAAAAGTAGGTACCAATTATACTGTAGCTATTGCTAAAGATGCTAAATTATCTTCTGAGATAATGGATGTGTATAAGAGAATGGGTTTATCAAAAGCTGAGTTAAAGTCTTATGAAAATATTACTTCAACTGACGGTGCTGAATTTACAACTTTAGAAGAGCATTTAAAAATAATGTTTGTATATAATAAGTTAACAAAGCTTCAGTATGATATGTTGATGGAAAAACTAAATGCTCAAGGAGAACATCCTAAATCTACAGAGTATGATTTTTCTAAAAAAGAATTGGATTTAATTTTAAATGGCATTAATCTTATTATTAATAAGCCAGTACAAGTTCATAATAGAACTCTTTCTTATGGAAATAATTTAGATGCTTCTATGGAATCTAGATTATATATTAAATCAGCTGCAACTCCATTAATTCCTCAATTAACAAAAGGTCTTCAATTGGATGCATTAAGAGTTAGAATGGAAAGTAAAGGTAACCCTAATAATAAAATTGATAGATTAGCATTTACATCAGCTGTTAAAGTAGGTACTCCTGTAGGAACTGTTGAAATTTTTGATAAAGATGGTAATATTAATTCTGATAATTTATCAAAACTTCCTATATTAATTCTTAATAGAAGTGGTTTTAGAATTCAACAAGAGATCCCATTTAAAGAAGATCATGAAACTATTAATGATGGTACTCAACAAAGAGAACTTCTATTTGCAGGATTATTACATAATCCGGAATTAGCTGCTTTAAATAGAGAATATCTTGATACTTATAAAGAAATTTTTAATAAATATTATGAAGATCTTGCAAAAGAAATTGATTATAATGACAAAACTGGTAAAGTAAATACTGAAAAAGTATTACGAATAATTAGAGAAGAAGCTATTAGTAGAAACTATTCTATTAATAATATCATAGCTCTTGGTCTAGATAGTAATAATAAATTAAGATATCCTCTTTGGGGGTTACCTGCAGATTCTTCAATGGAATCTCTATTATTATCTATTGTAGATAATAGAGTTCGTAAACTTAAACTTCCCGGTATTAGTACTATTCTATCTCCACAAGAGGGATATCGTAAGGCAGATGATAGAATTAAATCTTGGGAGGATGTTAAAAATACTGCTAGTATTGAAGATACTTTATTTACAGAGGATTTTAATGGAGATTTACTTCCTATGAGACCTACAGATCCTAATAATCTTAATGGTGAATGGTTGCCTGCACAGATTTTAATTTCCTCTACTTTAAAAAGTCCTTTTGGAAAAGATATAAATGTAAGAGATTATGCTATTCAAAAAGAGGGCAAGTGGTACCTGGATACTAGTGCAGTACCTAAAGAATTATTAAAGGGATTTACTTATAGAATTCCTACATCTTCTCAATCTTCTATGGGTCTTGTACAAATTGTAGGATTCTTACCTGAGTCAATGAAAGAAATGGTTGTAGCCGCAAGAGACTTTATTGCTCAAATGGGTTATGACTTTGACGTGGATAAACTCTATACAAACTTATATCAAATGGCTTATAATCCAATTGATAAAAAGTTCCAAAAATTGGAAGATCTAAGTCCAGAAGCAGTGGCTGCAATTGTTAATATGGAAATGGCTAATCGTAGGATTAAACCAGATATAACACAATCTTCTGAAGAACAAGAAGTGTCTGAAGATGATATTGATAATATACAATTTACTAAAGAACAAGAATTAGCGGCAACTATTCAATCTAGATTAATTAAAAGGCAAACTATGGCTAAACACTTTAATAAATTATTAGACATACATATTAAAGTAATGGCTCATCCGGAAACTAATAAATTAAGAACTCAAACTGTAAGTTATGGTAAATTAGAATCTCTAGCTGCAAAATTTGCTGAAAAGAAATCTAATGCTGTTCAATTTAATCCTTTATCACCACTTTACCAAAGAACAAAATATGTAAATGCAACTGCCGGTCAACAAGGTGTTGGTGTATTTTCTGCAGGTATTGTATTTTTAGCATCAGCACAATCTGCTGACTTAGGGTATATTAATCTAAATAAAGATGGAAAAAATGTTTTTAATGTAACCATTAATAAACATAAAACTGTAGGAGATTTAAGTAGTCCAGCTACATTAGATGGATCTACTACTAGACTTTCTATTATGTCAAGATTTCAGAATGCCAGTGTGGATGATGAAAGTTTACAGGCACTGGCTGCTCTTAATATCAATAATGGTACTTTTAATGCTCTAACTGCAGGTTCGATGTTAGGTTTTACAGAAGAAGAATTAGTATCTATTATTAATCAACCTATTGTAATTGAGTATGTACAATTGCTTAAATCAAAACAAAGTTCATTTGCAGAGTATGAACCTAAGGTAGAAGATTCTATTATTAATAATCTTTTAAAGGTTATTTTGGATAGAAAGGCTTTTGCTACTAAGGATGATCAAGATCAATGGCATAAAAGTGTCATCCATGATTATGGGCAACTGAGTACAGAGTACTTTACAGATCTAGTTGCTAAAGAACGTCCCACAGATTCTACAGAAGCAGCTACTTATGATAACGCTCAATATTATGCATTAATCACTTTTAATAAATTAAGAGAAGCTGGTAAAGAAATTCTCAAAGTTCAAAATGCTGTAAATATTAGTAGTAAAGGAATTGGCAAATCATTTCTAGAAGCTTCTAAAAAATACAACGATATTTTGAAATTAGGAACTTTATCTGCTAATATCACAAATGCAGAAGCATTGATTGGTATATATAAATATGATGAGAATGGAGATTTATTAGATTTTGAACCAAATACTATTCGTGGTTATGTAGCCAAATATGTATTAGAGCCTTCATTAAAAATTTACAAAGATACTGATGGTAATCCATTATTTCCTTATATAAATAATGCATTTACAAAAGCTATGACTAATTTATTAGAAGTGGAAGGAAAGACTGATGCTGTTGGAGAGGCATATTTAAAAGAGGCTAGATCATTCTTTTCAGGGTTAAAAGGGTATTTATATACTAAACCACAAACGTTTGGAATAACAAATCCTAATGCTGAGAGAAGAAGATTATTAATTGATAAGAAGTATGTTGGTAATGAAGCTAAAGAAGATGGTTATAATTTAGCAGGCAGGAAATATTCACTTGCTGGTATTATAGATTTATTAGCTTCTCAAAATCATCCTATTATTACTAATAATAAGTTCTTAAGAAGATTACAAGTCATTCTTAATCAAGAAGGACTACCTTCATTAATTACTTATAAAGCAACTGTTGCACAATCTTCTGAGGAGTTAGATATTTATAATGACTTTACTAGATTACTTATGGCGGATGCTCCAATATCTATAAGTAGTCAAGCAGAAACTCTTACTTTTTCAAGTAGAGATTTAGCTATTGATTTAATAAAAAATGCATATTTAAATGGAGGATCCCAAGGTCCTTCCGAGTATATTAGATATATACCTATTCAATATTTAATTAATATTGGTACCGGTAAAGTATTTAATAATATTAATTTTAATAATGATGAACTTTATGGAAGTCCAACTTCTGGATATATGTTACAGTATTTGCAGCATAATCCTAAGAAAGTAAAAGCAGTATTTCCAGTTAGTGGTAAAATGACTCCTGAGACATTGAAGTATTTATCAAAAACAGTAGATTATTTTGTAGATGAAGAAGGATTTCTTACTTATTTTACTCCTTCTGAGAATCTTGTAAGTTACTTTGATGGTGTTATTCCTGGAATTATGAGAATGGATATTGGTAGTGGTAAATCAGAATTATTCTTATATGATGCTGAGAACAATACTTATCAAAGAATTCCTACTTTAAGATATAAACAAGTTTTAGAGTATCAAGCTACTGTTGGAAAAGATGCTATTGCACAATCTGAATTTATTCATAATCAAACTGCTAATTTTAAATTAACAGTTAAAGGATTTACTAAATCTTCAAAAGGTGTTAGTAGAAATAGTGGATTATCAGAAAGACAAGCTTATCTTGATAAGTATTTTCCTGGAAATAAAACATATACATTAAGTGCATTACATATGATGCTTACTGATATGAACCCAGGATCTCCTGCTGAAAATATGTCACTTCGTCCTATAGTTAAAAGACTTATTGAAGCTATGGAAAAGTATGGTATTAATCCGGCTGTAGAAGTTAGAACTCCTGATACTATGATTAAAACACCTAATGGATTAACTCCAAGGGGAGCTTATTTACCTGATGGTACTATTTTAATTAGAAGTACTCTACCTGAAGTATCTACAATGTTACCTGCAAATTACTTTATTACAAGTATGGTCCATGAAGCAACACATGCTTTATTACAAAAATTTGTCAAAGATTATGTAAATGGTAAACCTATACCAAAGGAAATCACAATAGCTCTTTCTAAATTAGATGGTATGCGAAATCTTACTAGTATTAAAGCTAAGTTAGAAGAGATTAATGATATTGAGATTAAACATGGGGTTAGTACTTTAGACGAGTTTGTTGCAGCTATCACTAGTTCTCAGCAATTTAGAGAGTTTATTAATACAAGCTCTAATAAAAATAGATTAGTTGAGATTTTATTGGAAATATTTTCAGCTATATTTGGAGTTTCCTTAAATAATACTCAAGATACATTAAAATTTATTGATGATAATGTAATGTCTATATTAGATACTTTAGTAATTGGAGAGAAGACAACTACTGCAACTGCATCTCAAATAGTAGTTCCTCAAGGCGAGTATGGATTCCTAACTAAGTATATTGAAAAGAATCCTTCTTTGGAAGATGTGGCTATAGCATTAGATCAGTATAAAACTAATCTCAAGTATGCTAAAGAAGATAAATTAAGTGATTTTGAAATTACTATGAATAAAGAGGCTATTGCTTATCTAGAAAAGTATATTGATAATTATCAGTCAGTTGATAAAGCAACTTCTATTAATGCTGCTTCTATTAGTAAACAAACCCCTTCTTATTATAAAGGAAATATAACTTTAACAGCTAATACTATATTTGTTTTTGGTAGTAATCCAGAGGGAAGACATGGAGCTGGGGCAGCTAAAGTTGCTAAAGATAATTTTGGAGCTATTTATGGCCAAGGTGAAGGATTACAGGGTAACTCTTATGCACTTCCAACCAAAGATTTAAGAGTTAAAGAAAATAATGGATTTAAATCTATATCTTCTGATGAAATAATAAATAGTATTAAAAAATTATACTCAGTTGCATTACAAAATCCAATTAAAGAGTTTAAGATTGGTTATAGGAATACTACAGAAAAATCATTAAATGGTTATACAGGATTGGAAATGATAGAAATGTTTAATAAAGCAGGTACTCCTCCTAATAATATTTTATTTAGTGAAGAATGGGTAAAAACTGGTAAGTTAACATCTTTTACAGTTCCTAAAATGGAGAATATTACTTTTGAAGAATCTTCTTCATCAGATTATGCTGATAGAACAGTTAAAAACGCTTCTGCAGATGCTACGATAGCTATTGCAGTTAATTTTGATACACGAGGTGAAGTAAAAACTAAATCAGCTGTTGAATCTCAAAATAAAAAATATATTCCTGTAGATGCAAATAGTTTAGAAATTACTTCTGAAAGGGTAAATCAAATAGTGGATTCTTTAAATAAAGTAAATGCAGGTATGTTTGGATTGACTTTAAATATTGCAGGTAATGGTATCTATACTATGAAAGGTAAATATACTCAAGCACAAGTTGATGAATTTACTTATGAATTACTTAAAGCAGTATTAGAATCTCCTAATTTAAAAAATAGAATTGCTAGCATTAGAACTGGTGGGCAAACTGGATTTGATGAAGCCGGTGCTAAAGCTGGTATGAAATTAGGAATTCCTACAATAATTTTAGCTCCTAAAGGATGGATATTTAGAAACATCAATAATGTTGATATACATAATGAAATAGAATTTAAAAATAGATTTATAATAACTCAAAAATCTAAAGAAGAGTTCTCTATACCAACTGATGAAGACTTTAAGGACAATTCTAAAATAACTTCTTTCTCAATAGATGAGGTATCTCAAAAAGAATCCGTATCTTTGGATGATTTTAATAATGATATTAAAGAACAAATTCGTTCTATGATGGAATGGCAAAATAAAAACTGTTAAGTATGGCACATTGTATAAACATTAACTCTCCGGAGTATCAATCTTTAAAAGCAGCTTCTGGCAATTCAATGCCAGAGGCTTTGCTTAAAGCTAGTATAGCTGTTTGGCAAGAACAAAATGGTCTAGAGAAATGGCCATCTTTATCAGAATTATCTGGTATGACTAATTCAAATATAAAAGAATCTTCTCAACAAGAAGTTTTCTATTCATTAGATGAAGCATCTGGAGTTAATTATGATACAGTAAGTTTTAAAGATATAGATGTTGATGAAGCATTGGCTGCAGCTGGTGTAGAGTCTGGAGTAGCTGAAGAAAAAACTCAACGATTTTTGATTGTAAAGAAGACTTTATTTCATAATATGAGACAATTAAATAATAGAATCTTTCGTTTAAAAGATCGTATTAAAAATACAAAAGTAACTTCTTTAAAAGAATCTTATAATAGAACTTTACTTACTCTTGAAGAGCAATTAGATAAATATCAAGAACAGTATGATGCGTTTAAAGATGTGCAACAAATTGAACAATTAAGAGATTTTGCTGAACAAGATATTGCCAGAGTAAGAGAACTTTTAAAACAACCTACTTTGTCATCAGAAGATTTAGAGGAGGCTCGTAGATTGGTCCATTTATGGAGTAGTGTAGGAGATTTTACTCCAAATATGGCCGAATCTAATCCTTTATTTACAGCTGTTGAACTTCAAATGGATAGTTTAAAGTATGGATTTGAGGATGAGGCTGGTAATCATATTAAGGGATTTGCCGACTATAAATCTGAAATGGATGCTTTAGGAGGAATAGTAGAGGAGAAAGCTGCTGATGTAGTTGTTGATTTTGTTAGGACTAATTTAAAAGATAAAGAGTTGAGTAAAGAAGTTATTCTAAAAGCTTTATCTGATATACAATTTCCTCATCTATATTTATTAAGTTTAGATAGAGTAGATGATGCTTTATTGCAAGCTATAGCTACTTCAATCCGTAAAGTCGAAGCAGAAAGTTTAAGAGAGACTCAAGCTAGAATTGATAAAATGGATGCACTTTATAAAAAAGTGAAAAATAAATTAGGTAATAATTATGATATTCTAAAACAAAAATTAAAAAATGGTAAATTAACTGGCAATCTTATTTATAGATTTACTCCAGAATATTTTGATGCAAGAAATGCTTTATATTCAGAAGCTAGATCTGATAAATCTGGAGCAAAATGGAAGGATTACTTTGATTGGATTAGGAGAGAAAATATCTTTTTTGATATTAGGCTATTGTTTGATGAGAATGGTAATGAGAAATTAACTCCTGAGTCAGAATTACATAAAGAAGAGCTTATTAAACACCTTGGTGAGAAAGGTTTTATGTATTATTACGAGAAACAACGTGAAAAATTAACTGCTTATTTTGAAGCTAAAGAAGCATTTAAATTAAATGTGCAAGATAGAACCGATATTAGTCAAGGTGAAAAGGATGCTTTACTTTTAACTTGGGAAGCTACTAATTCTCCTTATCTAGATTTAGATAGAATGCTTGATCAAAAAATGATTATGGCTAATGGTAAACCAATAGGTAGAGGAAGAACTAGTTATATTACTTCAGTTCCTAGAAGATTTAATAAAGATGGGTCCGAGACTGGATATTATGACTCTAATTATACTAAAGTAGAAGCTGACCCAGAATTATTTGAATATTATAATGAAATTATTAAAACTTTAGCAGAGGTAAGATCTTATTTACCTGAGGAGGATAGGAGACAATTACAAATTAATAGTCTTCCATATATTAAAAATAAATTATTAGGAATGTATGCTAACGATGGATTAAAAGTAGGAGCTTCCGGTGTAATGCAATTAGTTCAAAGTATATTTACAGAAAGTATACAATCTGAAATAGAATTTGGTGAGGAGGATTTAAGTACTGGTTCCATAAATAGATCTGCTAGTATGGCTTTTAAAGATAAAACTGCTAAAATAATTAATACTAGATTACAGGCTAAAATTGCTGAGCATGTTCGTACTAATGGAGGAGAACCTTCTAGAGCAATGATTTTGAAATGGCGTAGCGATATTAGAGATGAAGTAGCTCAAGAAAAATCTTGGGATATCAATAGTATTATGAAAGTTTATATTGGGTCTGCCATGGCTTATAAAAATAAATCGGCTGTTTCCAGTGTATTAAATCTAGCTCAAGTAGCTGTTTTACAAAAAGGAGCAGTTAAACCTGCTGGTACCAGGGGGTCTGTAGATATTTATGGTCAACCTTTAACTCAGCAAGGATTAAAAAATATTAGTGAATTAATGTCTTATACTACTGATATATTTTATGGGATGCCTAGACATGCTGTAGAAGGTAAGATTAAAGAGGTTGTTGTAAAAGGATATGAAAAGGAATTTGAAAGACTAAAAGTAGCTTTAGAACATAACCAACAAAATTTTGATAAAGGTTTAATATCTGAAGCACAATATAAAAGAAATAAAGAATTATTTGAAAGGGAATCTAAATCTTTACAAACTACTATAAGTATGTCTTCTATTGGAGATGGATTCTTAAAATATGGTCAATTGGTAGGTATGGGTTATAATGTAATTGCCGGTGTTGTTAACTTAATGGTAGGTTCTATGGAAAATGCCACTAGATCAGCTGAAGCATCTTTAATTAATCCAAAAGCTTTATCTCTTGCTTATAAAGATGTAATGTCTATTATAGGTAATAAAACTACTAAAATAGGTAAAAAAGTAATTAATTTAGATAGAAAATTAAATATTACTCAAAAAGCTCAGAATGAATTGTATAATAATACATCTGATTTTTGGAAAAACTTTAGAGCATTATCTCCATTTAAAATTACTGAAAAAACTGAAATGATGAATCAACTTCCATTAGCATATGCATTAATGAGAAGTAAAACAGCTTATAATGCTGCAGGAGAGGACATCTCTATGTGGGAAGCTTTTAATGAAGATGGTGATGTTAAAGAAGGATATCTTTTATCTAAAGATATGACTAATGAAGAGGCTATTAGTGCTTACCAAGTGCAGGTATCTCAGTTGATAAATCAAACCCATGGTAACTATAATGTAAATTCTCCAGTTTATGGTAAAAAGTTTGCTATAGGTAGAATGATGTTTCAATATAGAACTTGGATGCCTGAGATGTTTATGCGTAGATGGGGGGCTGAAAAGGATGATAAACTATTAGGTATTAAAACCAAAGGTCGTTGGAGATCTTATGGATCTGTATGGAAAGCCAGTCAAAATAACCAAAATCCTGATGTAACTTATACTGCATTAGAGAATAGTTTATATGCTACTAAAATGTTGATTCGAAAAATTTTATTTATACCTCAATATAAATATGCTATTGATCCTAATGGTAATAGGGTTTCATATAGGGAGGCCTATACTAAAGATGGTAGGTTAAAAACTGGATACAAACCTATCAGAGCTTTTGATGATAGAATGACTGAATTAGATGCTCGTAATATGAGAGCTAATATTGTTGAATTATCTTTAGTAATTCAGTTATATTTGACTAAGTTATTATTATTAGCAGCTATGCCTGATTTAGATGATGACAAAAAGAGAGCTGCCATTGCTTTATTAAATCTTGGTAATCGTCTTAAAACTGATATTTTAATGTTTGCTAATCCTGTTGAATATGATAAATTAAATAAGAATTTATTACCAGTTTCTCAGTATTTAAAACATATTGGTACTTGGGGATATGATGCAGCTAACTTTTTAATGACTTGGGACGATTCTAGTTGGGAAGATTTTGTGAAACAAACTGGTATCATTACTCCTGGATTTAGTCAAGCACGAAGAGTTTATACATATACAGATAAACAATTTAATAATTAAGATTAAATTTTTTATAAGGACAACCAGAGGGACAAATTTTTTATAAGGACAATAAATAGCCTGTATGTTTAGTACAGGCTATCGTTGTCTTAAATTACAGGGACTCCTGTAACTGTCGTATTAGGGTCAATGTATGGTAATTCTGTTACCATATATCCAAGTAATCCTGGATTTACAACTACTCCTGTAGTAAGATAACAAGTTACTACTTCAGTAGAATCTACATCGGCCAGAATTTCAGTTTTTTGGATAACACTCCAGACTCTTTTTATCTGAAGATTAGCAGCTATTAAGGCTGGATTTCCCTTATCAAATAGAGTCCCTTCATAAGGACCTACTGGATTTATAGGGTTTTTAACAGGCTTAAATTGCTCTTTAAATTGGGTATAAGTAATACTAGTCATTTGGTTCTTTTATTTCTACATTGTTAGAGTATCCAATTTTTTTAACTGTAGGAGGTTGAGTTTCTGGGTCACTTTGTGCTATATTAGCTTGAGTTTCCCGAATATTTTTATAAATAGGTAAAAACCCTAATATAGTTACAATTCTCGTTTGTAATATAATAGGGAGTTCACCTTTTTCAATAAGCGTTAAGGATGAATGTATTGTAAGCATATTAATGTATCCAATAAGTAGCCATTTCAGGAACAGCTTTTAGTTTAACTACTTTACAAAATATGGTGCCAGCATATTCCATGGACCATTGTAAAGCATTAGCTACAGAATCTTTTATATCTTCCGGAGCTTCTACTAATAATTCATCATGAACTGCATTACATATCCATACTTTGAATAGTAAATTATTTTGCTTTAAGTAATTGAAGAAAAATACTCCCGCTACTTTAGTCATAATTGCAGAACTACCCTGCACTGGATAATTCATAGCATGTCTTTCTATAGAACCTTTTTGTTGTACAAATTGAGTAACCATTGGTTTAAGTTCATTCTTAAATAATGGAGAGTCAAGTTGTTTTTCAGTTCTATATAATTCCCAGAAAGTCTGATCCATAGATTTTTGAGTATCCTGCAATTCTTTCCAATTGTAGATATAATGCTTATGTTTTGTAATAGGTGATAATAATATATAACCTCTTTCCCAAGCTTCTTTTTTAACTTGTTTAAAGTAATTATGAATACCTGGAAAACTTGTTAAGTAAGATTTTTCAATAGCATTTCCTAATTCAAGAGGTAAACTAAGATTTCTTGCAATAGTAGAACCATTTCCACCATAATGTATCGCAAATTTAGCTTTCTTTGCATCAGATCTTAATTTAGGAAATTTCCCTTTTACTTCTAACTCAGGTACTCCATCTAAGTCTTTTGGAAAACACATTTTTGCTACAAAACTATGGCCATCCCTCTTCTCCTTACTATTATAGAATTCAATCAGCTTAGTTTCTTTACTCAATTCTGTAAATATCAAATCTTCTTGAGCAGTATAATCACAATCAATTAACACGTGTCCAGGTGATGATACAAAGCAAGCTCTAGTAATTTCATCTGAAGGAATGTTCTGAAGATTAATATACTCCTCACCAGTATCTTTATTTTTACCACCAGAACTTAATCTGGTTGTATCCATAAGTTGATTGTATTGAGTGTGAATTCGTCCTGATACCGGATTAATCTGATCAAGAAATGTCTGTCCATAAGTAGATATAACTTTCTCAGCTTGTTTATAATCCAGATATAAAGAAGCTAATGGTGAAATTTTCAATTGAGGTTCAATTACTTTAGCCTCTACTGACTTTTTCAATATACCAGTCTTTTTATCTTTAACTATAAGATTAAATCCAAGTGATTCAAATAGAGGAATAACTTGTTTTGGAGAAGACCAAGATATTCCACATTTCTTTGGAGAATATCCTAAGAATAGATCTCCTTGTAAGTCTTGTGAAATAAATTCATCATCTGCATTTTGTAAAACCCAAGTATCTAAAGTTTCTTTAGCTTTATCAAAAGCAGCTTTATCTGTAGCCATTTTATCTTTCCATTTTTGAATATCCAATTTTATTCCTGAATATTCTATATAAGCAAGTACTACAACAAACTTATTCTCTACCTCAATAGCCTTAATAAGGTCTTTTTCGGCAAGAGCTTTCATTTGCTCGGCATATAGCTCAACTATATATTTAACATCATCAGCTGCATATTTAATCACTCTAGCACTTAATCCTTCTCTATGTATAACACCTCGAATCTCTTTATCTAGGGTCACATTAAGATATCTTTCACAACAAGCTTTCAAACTCATCTCATGTACTCCAGGAGGATATCCAAGATATAGAATCTTTTCTGCCAAGTAAGTATCAAATACATTAGTAATTACAATACGTAAATGAAGGAAAAATCTTAAGTCAAATTTAGCATTATGCAATATAAATGTTCTCTTTGTATCTTCAAGAAAATTCTTAAATAGCTGAATATCTACAGTCATATCTACGACATATTGATTATCTTTATCACCTAGTTGAAAGCACAAAAGTGATTTTGTATATGGATCAAATCCTTTAGTTTCAGTGTCTAATCCAATTAATGTAAGAGAATCAATACGTCGTAAACATTCCTGAGGAGATATTATATGATAGTCATACAACTCTTCTATATTTGAATTATCAAATAAAGCTGGTTGATTTGTAACTAAATATCTCATATTTTTGTTTGTTAGTTCGGCATACTAATGAACATTGATTCAAAATCAATAATCCACTTGTATTTTTTTATGAAATCTGTTCCAAGTAATCCTACAACAGGTTCTTGTGTAACTCTTTCAAGTTGCGAAAATGGAGCCCTCAGATCCGCAATGATGAATATTGTATTTTTGTATTTATATGGACCAAATGATAAATCCAAAGCTATTGATTGCGTTTGTGATTGCCTTCTAACAACTTTTTCTTTACCATCAATTGTATCAATACTATCACCTATACCGGTAATTTGTACATCTTCTTCCATTGCCAAGTTTTTAATTTCAGCTGGAAGGGTCTCATAAAATCTGGAGTCAATTATGCTTGTATTTGCTCCTGTATCTACTAAAAAATAATAGAACTTTCCTTTAAATTTTAACCTAATTAAAGGCACTTTTGTTCCCTTATAAATGTTCTTAAAAGAAACTGTATAAGGTTTTTTAGAAATGTCTTCTTTTTTGTTATATATTAAAGTAATTAATAGTAGTACTAAAGCTGCAGCTCCAAGCATAAATTCATATATAGTCATACACTTATCTATTTATATCCTTTTGTGGAACCGAATCCTCCACGATTGGGTTTTTCAAGTGACTCTACTTCTACAAATTCAATATTTGTAATAAATAGCCACTTGAGTTTGGTCCAAATAGATGCTCTTTGTGATGGTTGTAGTCGGAACTGACAGATTCTGTCTCCCTTATTTATAATACCAGCTCTGAATGAAATGGCTGGGAACTTCCATTCATCTTCATTGCCTGAATAAGATGAATCTATTATACCAGGAGAATTAGTTTGAAGCAATCCTTTCTTATGGAAAGTACTACTTCTAGGAACTATCAAGGCTTCAACACCTTTAGGTAATTCCATTGCAATTCCTAGTTTTACTAAATTCTGTCTAAACTGTACTTTACCGGTTTGGTCAAGAAAAGGTGCTGGAAATATACTGTTTTCTGATACAGTTAAATCAAACCATTCACCTTGTTCGTTAATCACCGGGGCACATTCAGGAGTTGTTACTTTATATTTAATTTTCAATTTCATACGCAATCATACATATTGAATAAGAACAGTTTGTACATTTAGTACAACCTGCTTCTCTGATTAATTTTTCTCCGCATTCTGGACAAGTTTCACCAGTCTCTTCTTTTTGTACATACTTTGATAGTACTCTACAGATGGTCGAAGTAAAGGAGCTAATATTACCATCTGCTTTTTTAATTACATTAATTACAAAAGGAATTTTAGCACCATGTCTTAGTAACATTGATATTGTTAAAGTTAACATTCTTTCAGTAGAAAATTCTGAAAGTATATTAAGATTTTCAATTATTGTTCCATCGGCACCAATCCATCTATAAACACCTCTTTTAATCTTCACAATCTGTCCCTTCTGAGGTTTATAGTCTTGAGATAATGCTGCAAATACTTCATATGGTTTACCTTCCAGTAAACCTATAATTACTGCGTATGTTTCTCCTTGAGCTTTTGCAATATGCAATTCTCCTTGTAAGGTTTGAGGCCTTTTAGGAGCGTCGTGTTGTGGAAAATCCACTTTTGGTTTTGAGTCTTGAGTAACCAAGACTCCACTTCTACTACCCTCTCTGTAGATAGTGACACCTTTTAGATTATTTACAAAAGCTGAATTAAAGATGTCTTCTACAGTAGAAATTGGCGTAGATTCTGGTAGATTTAAAGTTGAACTTATACTATGTGTAGTATAAGTTTGAGCTACTGATTGTATTTTAATCCGTAAATCAGGATTTATATCTGCAGAAGTCCAATTTTTATAATAAGATTCATTGAAGATTTTTTCCCAATTAGTTGATTCATTAATTTCATATCCACGCATTTTAGCATACTGAATAAGACCTTTATGTACAACATAATGATTAGTAAACTTTTCTCCATCTACATCTATATTATCTACTTTAGTAGATGTAGTAGTTACTTTTTTTCTCCTGATATAATAAGGTGCAAATAATGGTTCAATACCTGAAGTGGTACCCGTTAATACGCTTATAGTTCCCGTAGGAGCTATAGTACTAAATGATACATTTCGTCTGCCATATTTTTGCATCCTCTTGTGTTGTTCTGGAAAATGTTCTCGTATGAGATCAATCATTCCACCACACTCTTTAGAAGTATAGCCTTTAAAAGTTCCTTTCAAAATTGCTAAGTCAATTGTAGCATCTAGTTCAGCCTCCATCTTTGTTTTAAAGATAGCATCCACTAATCTAATAACATCTTCTTCATTTTGTAAAGTATTTTTAAGTTTTCTTGAAATTACTTCAAAAAGACCTGTAATGCCACAACCAACTCTTCTACCACTTATAGCAGTTTCTTTGATACCTTTCCATAGTTGATACTCAATTGATTTTTTATCTCCAATTTTATCAAGTATAGCTTGTATCCTTTTATCTTCTATATCAATTGATAAGTCTGCCATAACTAATTGTTCATAAGCCATCATATATAAATCAGAATGAAGTATAGTACTCAGGTTTAATGCAAATAATCTGCATGCATCTTTATCAGCTAATGGAATTTCTCCACAAGGATTCGTACCTTGTTCTCTATATTGAGGATAATATGCACTTAAACTATAGTCAAGAGTTGTATTCCAAAATAGAATACCAGGCTCAGCTGTAGCATGTGCATTTTTAACTAATTCATCATAGATTTCTTTAGCTTTTACTTTTTTAATATAGATGTCAAATTCAGGGAAATACATTAATTTATCATACTCAAGGTCTGATAATTCTATCCCATATTCAGCTGGTTCAAAATCAGTTCCATCTTTTTTAGACCATCTTAAGAAATAGTCTCTATTTCTCAGGGCAGCCATCATAAATTCATCTGACATTTGGACAGAAATATTTGCTGTAGTTACTGCAGCTTGATTTTGTTTAGCTCTAATGAATTCTAAAACATCTGGGTGATCACTACTTATTGATACCATCAATGCAGCCCTACGCCCTTCTTGTCCTACAACTCTTGCAACTTCACTAAATAAAGGTGCAAAACTTACAGCACCGGAAGATGTCTTTGCACTGTTATGTACATTGGCACCTGCAGGTCTTAATTTAGAAATATTTATTCCACAACCCCCTCTATATTTAAAGATTGAAGCTAATTGAGCTCCTACTTTAAAGATAGCTTCCATGGAGTCATCTTCTAATGCTACAAAAAAGCAATTTGAAGTTGATCCATAGCCTGGATTACCAAGATTAGACATCATAGACCCACCAGGAATAATACCTTTAAAATTTTCTAATAGTGTATAGAAATCTTGTGCGGTATATCTACTAGAGAATCTTTCTCTGCCATATTTAGATAATTTCTTTCTTTTATAAAATGGAATTTTTGGATTATTAAGTTCAGCTTTAGCAAACTGTTTAGCCATTCTCCAATGCATATCTGATGGAAGGGTTTCAATTACTGAACCATCTTCATCTTTTAATGCATATTTGTCTAACCATACAATAGCTGCTAATTCATCTCCTTCAAAATATTTAAGGAGATCTATTCTTTCTTGTTCAGTTAATAAATTTAAACTATTCATTTTTCAAGAATTTAAGAGTTAATGTTTTACTAAAGTTGCTCTCATAAGTATCTTTTTTATACTTAAAAACACCTGATAAAAAGTGCCATCGCATTTCTGAAATTAATTCCCAAGTAGTTGGATAACCTGCATTGCTTAAAGCTGCAGATGTTTCCTCTGTAATAATCCACTCCATCGGAGATAGATTATCTTTATTAACTACTAGAAATCCAAATGGCATTACAGTGAAATCTTTATAATACTCATCATTTGACAAAATTTGTTTTAAGATAGCTGTATATAATTCACCTTGTATAAAGTAACACCATTTAAGGAAAGAATGTTCAAAATGCTCTTCATTTTCACCGGTAGTTTTCAAGTCTCTTGGAAAGATTAACTTGTTCTTATGGTCAACTCTTATAATGTCAAACATACATCTAACATCTTGTCCTGAAAAATTGGTTTTGAACTTTAACTGATATAAATTTTCGGTATCTTTATCAAACGGATTGTTTGTAAAGTACACGCTTGTAGTCGGATTACCCATAATTGCTTGTACACATAAATCAGCTTTTGCTTTTTCATCTGTACTTACAATAGTTTTAATCGTACCTAAGGCCAAGAGTCTATAATACTCATAACCATCAGTATTTAGTTTATTTAATCTAGTAGGATCTTTCCAGTAATTGTAAAATCCATGCTTGTTCATAGCTTGTAATTTTACATTATCAGGAATATGCTCTAGATCAATTTTTGTATCTATTCCTTGCTTTAAAATTTCATTTAAAACAGCAACCGTATTTTCAGACGGTGTTGGAACAGATGATACGAAGAATTTATCATTAAATTCTTCCGGAGCCGTCAATAGTGTATCCACTAAAGATCCCCCTCTTAAAGAAGCTGTGTCTTCTTTATCCTGCTTAATTAAAGATGCAGGCCCTTTTCTAAAAAAAGTAGCTATTTGAGAATAAGAAAAAGCAGGATCTGATCGATACTGCTCTTCAGTTACATCCCAAGAGATACTCTTTAAGGATTTTTTTGTCATAACAAGTTTAATATTAATCCTGAAAATCCTCTTCTTCTGGACGAGAATTTAATAAATAGGAAATCTCTACATTCAGCAATTCTAAATTATCAAGTCTATCTAAGCATTTTTGTACTGAGGTAGGTTTGTCTTTGAATTCATCTGATTCAATAGAGGATGCGCAAGCTTTAATTTCTTGCTTAACTATACTTTGCAAAGTATGAAAGGAGCCTTTCATATATAAACCACGAACTGTTCTGCCCATATGTTTATCAGGAAAAGATGCTCCTAATAATCTTTCTAGATTAGAATTTCCCATATTATTTATGGTATGGAAGGTTTTTTAAGATCTCAACTGTTTGCTTTACTTGTCGTAATGAGTGTGGCTCAAAAAACAATACCGGCAATTTTGAGGTCTTTACTTGTAAAGAAAGAAAAGCTTTTAACTTTAAAGGATAAGTATCATTTACTTTACCTTTTGTGTCAAAAAATACTAAGTGACCTTTGTATTCAAAAACAAAATCAGGTGTGTAAGTAATACCTTGAATACTCCTTTTATATAAAGATAAAGTCTTTTCCTTACCAGATGGTTTGTATAACTTAACAGACTCTCCTAAAGAAAATGGTTTTAATAGTGAATATGCAGAAGGTTCATATAAAGGTCTAAAGCCTGCCTCTTTTAAAATTTCATATGTCCTCTTCTCTAAAAGACTTTTAAAATTAATTCCTTCAAAAAGAATCTGTTTGTTGTTATACTTATTTGCCATAACTAGGTGTTTAAAAAATGTATATCCTGCCCTCTCTCTTGCAAGAGAGCTTTAGCTTTTATAAAACCGTCACATTCAAGTTCTTGTCCGATTCTAGCATAATAGGCTGGATGTTTATATGCAAATATATGATTATTTTTTGGATTTAAAAAACATTTCATATTACTTGCAGTAGCTCCAAATAAAAGGAATATCAGCCCTCCCTCATTACTAAGTCTAGTTAATAAGGTAGAAATGAATGGATTCCATATATCTGAATGGCTACCAGGTTGATTTTTTAAAACAGTTAAGGCACTATTTAAAAGTAATACACCTTGACTAGCCCAAGACTCTAAAGTTATATCAAAAGTAGTAGGTTGAGAATACAAGTGTGTAAAATCTTTCTCAATCCTATCTTTAATTAATTTTAAAGAAGGGCTAATTATTGGTGTATTTTTAGGATTAGCAAAAGCTAGTCCTGTAGCATATCCTGGTTGTGGATAGGGGTCTTGACCAACTATCACAATCTTAAGTATATCTACAGGACATAGCTCAAATGCTCTAAACTGAGCTTGTATTGGAGGAGTCAAGATTTGTAGAGATTTTACGCCAGATATACTCGGAAGTGTCTGCATTATCTGTAAGGAGATCCTGTTCAAATATTCTTGCATCTCTGTCTGGGTTAAAAACCTCTCGTAGCTCTTCAATGGAGACTGTGTCATGTGTTGATAAAATATTTTTTACTATCTCTTTATAGAGAAAATCAGGCTTTGTTATTTGACCATAATTAGCGATATACCTTTTTTCTAAATATGGAATATTTAAGCCATATTCTCTAAAAGGAAATTCATTTACCAACTCTACTTTAATCTTACTACCGGAAGAAATCTCATCATTTATTACTCCTAGGAATTTATTAATCCAATTTTTAAGACTTATATGAATTCCAGAAGAAGCTATTGAGTAATTAGATTTTACTTTAATATGTAACTCTTCCACTAATGCCATATTTTCTATATCACTTATAGCTGTATTAATATACCCAGAAGGAGATACAGTTACATTTCCTGCAGAACTTGTATAAGCACCAGCTATAACTTTCTTTACAAAAGAAGTTGTTACATAGCTCATTACTATAGGATTTAAATCCTTATCAAAGATGCAACCTTTTCCTGCATAATATACATGTTCTCCTAACAGTATGGTTGATAGACCTAGAGGTAAGGTATTCCTAAATATATTATGCAAAGTCCTTGTATTGTTAAATACTCTTCCTTTACCTACTCCTCTTGATAAACATCCTAAATCTCCAGGTTCTGAAACTAGTGAAGAGACTGGTACAGCAAAAGGAATTGATAGAAATACATCTTTATTAGGATTACTTCCTAATATAGAGCCAAAAGTAAGTGGATAACATATAGGTATAAGACCTTTTGGATCTCCTAAATTTATTTTTATAGGAGGTAATTGCAATGTAAGAGTTCTATCCATTGCGGCAGTAATAGATGTATTATCTAATATCAGCAAACTTCTTGCAGAAGGATAGTAAGTAGCGATTAATAATGAAGATTGTGTTAACATTATGCATAAGGTATTATTCTCTCAAATCCATTAGCATCATATTCTATGAAGAATGGTACCAATCTTGGTAAAAGATCTGGCTGGGTATTTGAGAAATGGTTAACAATATTATTTATAATTCTACCAGCTAACATTGCTGCTACGTATGCAGTCTGTTTATAAGAACACAAAGTTGCATCAGCTTGATCATCAGTAAAGAATTCTTTGAGATATCTATCTCTAGCAAGTGCATTAGGTCCAGATAGTGTACCTTTAACTGTATAAATTTGATACAATTCTGCAGCTAATCTAGCATCTATAAATAGAGCTTTATCTCTTGTAGAATATTTACGAGACCAATCTTCAAATACTCGTTTTCTTACTGACATATTATCAACAGCAACAATAGTTATAGGAGACAATGGATCTCCAGGATCCCATCTACCATAAGTATTTAAAGGAGAGTTGCCATTTACAGCACTTAATAATTTAGATACTGCTAATGTTTTAGGAAGTCCTACATCATTTGCAAGAAATATTTGTCCGGCTTGATTTACTTTTTCAAAACGATCAAAATCATAAAGTCTCATCATGATTCCAAATTTTGATAACAATAAAGCCACCCAAGATCCAATACCTCCTGCTCCAATTATAGTAATATCATAAGTATAATTTTTAAGATCATTATACCAAGGAGCATCACTATATCTTAACTCACTTTCAGATACTAATTTAGCTTTAGACACTTCTTCCATAGTGGTAGCACTATTTCGTAAAGCATCTGCTACTAATGTTTTTATAGGACTTTCTTCTGTAGGAGTACTAGTAGCAGGAGCTATATAAAAAGATTCTAAAGGTATGATATTTTCCTCTTCTGCTTTAATTGTATTTACCGGTTGAGGAGATTCCTGAGCTGGAGTCTCTGATGGAGATTCCAAATTTATAATTTCCTCAGATGGCACAGGAGTAACTACTCTTGCAGTAGCCCTTGAAGGAGTTCGTCTTCTTCTTGGAGCTGTAGGTATTGATTGTGAAGGAGTATCAGGGACTTCAGCAGGAACAACTTGTACTTGTTCTAAAATACCTAAACCAGCTTGAAGTGAGTCAGAGGGACTTCCTATCATATCTGCATTTGATGTATCACTAGTAAGTTCATCAAGTATTTCTCTTGCTCTAGTTAAATCATCTGCTTGTAGAATACCAACTGCTCCATCTCCGCCCCAAGGCAAAGGTCTTCCATTCATTACTTCTTCTGCTGCATTTACTAATACTCTCCCAAATTCATTTGCACCCCTTTCCCTAGCTTGTATATTAACCATACCATGATGTATATTAGGATCTTGTTCATCTGGTCCAGAAACAACCCAACCGGTAGGAAAGGTAGCTTCTGTTGCTTGTATAGGCTCTGGAACTACAGGTTCAGGAATTGGTTGTGCAACTACTTGTCCTTGTTCATTGAGAGTGTCTTGCTCTCTAAATAAATCTGTTAAAGTAGATGCATTATCAAAATCAGATCCAAAAGTTTCTCTTAAGGCTTCCTGAACATCTGCTGGAAGCCTTCCTAAGTTTAATCCGTTATCCTGCATAATTATTGTTTATTTAAGTTGCTAATAGCTTCTGAGGTAGTATCAGGCATATCATCTATAGACATATTATCCTGTATGAATTTATGGATCACTTTTACATAAGGATTATATTTTAATGAATTGTCTGATAAATAATCATTAGCTGCACTACAAATCTTTTCTGCCATAATCCGGATAGTTAATTGGGTTTTGACAGTAGAGGTAGTCTCTATAACATATCCTAAAATATCATCAAAAGAATTTGCTGCTTCAATTTCATAATCTGAAACATTTGTACTAATTGGTATAGTACGAAGTGCCTCTGATAAAGTTCCTTTAAAATATTTTGCACAAGCTACTGCTTTTGTAATTAGTAATATCGCTTGTGCTTCGTATTCTTTAACTCCTTCCTTTTTTTTAGCCTCTCCTTTTTTAAGGCTTTCTTGTGAATTCGAAGGGTATTGATGGGGTTGAAAGATTGTTGGAGGTGTGTAAGGTTGTTTGGGATAATCCTCATCGAAGCTATCATCGAAAGAAGTGCCTCCATAAACACCATAATTTCTTGAAAACCCCGAGTAATTCTTTTTTGAATTAACCTCCTTCCTGGCTTTAATTCCAGAAATTATAGAAGAAAACATTCCTCTTAGGGTCTTTTCAGGAGCCTCTTTGATAATTACAGCCATCTTCTTAAAGACTACCGGCATTACTTTAGATACATCTGATTGAAAAGAAATTTCTTCCCCTGAGAATAATGGATATTTATAAGAAGTAATTTGCTTTACTTCAGCTTCAGCAAGTGTTCCTAATGCTGCTGTATAAACACCAGCATTGTTTACTATTAATGAAAGGATATTCTTTCTTAAAACGGCAGAATCAATTAATTCTCCGTCATCAGTTCCACTGAAGAAAGTTGCCATATTATTATGGCTATGAATATGTCCTTCATAAATGTCATTTCCACGTAATTCAGGATGAGCAGCCATAAAGCCTGCATATTCTTCACTGAATTCATACTCTGTATATGTAGCTGTACCTATGTCCTGTAGGAATAAGTCCACTACTTCTACTGAGAAATTTTCATCATTGATATCTCCAATGACTTTATAATATAATGTGCCACTCCATTCTACTGTTGGAAAGGCATCACATAGATATTCAATTTTTTGTAAAGCTGCAGTAGAAATCTTTAATTGAAAATCTCCAGCAATTGGTTTAATAACTGGTCTTGGAGGAGCTATAGGTTTAGCTTCTACTGCGGGTGTTTCGGGAACTACTTTTGGTTCAGTAGTATTTTGTATAGTAACCATAGATGCTATATAATTTTTTTTAGGTCGTCCCATATTAATTTATAAGTTAGTTGATGTATAAAAATGAGGAGCCACGGCGTTAATATATGTTAAAAAATTAGGCCTAACTCTCAATTGATCTAACTGCAATCTTGGTCGTGCAGTTGTAGAAGTACTTACATTGCCATTTACAGGATATATTGTGCAAACTATCTTCTTTTTCTTAAAGACAGCACTAGTTTCATATGTCATAATTGAATTAAATGATCCTGCAGGAACTACACTAAATCTATTTAATGTACTTGACAATTCTACAAATGTTGGTGGAGTTGATGCATCATCATCAGAAACTAATGTTCCTAATAAACTATTTGTAAGAATAGAATCCCCAATATCTGTAAGAGTTTTGATAATAATTGCTTCTAACAAATTCATATCAAAAGTAGGTTGCATAAAATATCTATCATTTTTAAATAAACAAGATGTGAAAGTAACCCCATCTTTTTTAAATATCTCTGTTAGAATATACTTGATTAATTTATGAAGAGAATATGTTCTTATAAAGGAAAGATTTCTGTTTGAATCAGCGTGAGCTATTTGAAGAAGTCCTGAAGAACTCAATGATGTATTAGTTCTGGGAATATTAGAAGATGAAGAGCTTTGATTAAAAGCTATATTAGCAAATCTTCTATATGGCCCACCTTCTACAGATTCCCACCTTACATTCCTATCTGTCTCAATACATAAGGTTAATAAATTAATTTTATATATTGAAGATTTGAAATCAATTCGTACTCCCTCATAATCAAACATATGACGAAGGTTCGAAATAGTATTATTAATAGGACCGGATCCTAAGCAAACTCCAGAAAATCTTATTGATGCATTTTGTATTCCTGTAGAAGTTCCATTTAACATTATATGATCTCTTGGATTTAAAGATACATGAGAATGTTCATAATTTGATAGAAATTCTGCAGAAGAAAAAGTACTTCTTGCGTAGAGAGGACCATCTAGTAAAGACCCATCTTCTAAAAATACATATTTTACATATAAATCTTTTATAATATGAGATTTCTTATATGAATTGGATATAGTAATTTGTGGAAAATGAATTAATACTATAATTTGTCTTTCTCTACCTATATAAGATCTTACATCTATTCGATCTTCTCCATAATAATCTGTAAATACTTTTGTTATTATCTCTTTTGCAGTAAGAGAAGGTAAGGGAGTATTATCCCCCTTACCTTTGGTTACTGTATTTTCGATATTGTTTTGTGTATCAATACCTGACATAATTTTTTATCGGTTTAGTGATTGAGCAATAGCTTCAAGTCTGGCTACATCAGTATCCACTTTTATATCAACGATATCTGATGTAAGTCCTGAACCTTTAATCAGTTCTGTAGCTTGAGCTAACAAATTAAAAGCAGTCTTAATCATCATAATACTAGATGCTGTGATAGCAACTGCTTGAACTGGCTGAACTTGTTGTGCAGGACGCAGTCTGGCTTTAAAAGCGACTATTGACCTCTCAAGATCTTCACTTGAGATTCTTGTGTATCCGGAAAAAAAATTTCTAGCAGTCTCACCATAAGCAGTGAAGAGCTGGTTCAGCTCAGCATAAATTTCTGTACGGGGGCGAACTGCACCTGATTTTACTTTAGCTTTAGGAGTAATAACAATCAGAAGGTTATTAGTTGTAGTACCGTCCTCAAGACGAATGTTTGTAGGAAGTTGAGTCTCATCTGATACAAGCTCTACTCTTTGATTACCTTCAAAAATCTTACTGTTATCTGATGAAAGATCTGATGATGGAAGATTTGTTGCTGCAAGGATATCATTACGAAGTTGTCCCCATGTTGTTGCGTTACTTGTAATTACTTTACGGGCTCTGCTTGATGATACATAAACTTCTACACTTCTTTGAATTTGTGACATAATTTTAATGTTTTATTAAATTAAATATTGTTTCTTTAACGGCCAATCTACCGTGGTTTTTTGCTAGATCAGATGGATCTTTAGATGACATCCCTTCAGGAATTTCAATCTGTATTAATCCAAATGCATCTGCTATTTTTTGGCCATAAATTCGGCCATAATTTTTCAATTTATCATAATCATTATCATATAAGATATAAAGATTTTTAAATCTTTTTTTAAGTTCTGAAATTACCTGTTCTTTAGGAAGATAAGATTCTGCTTGCAAGCTACAAGAAGGTATTAATGTGTTTTCCCAGACACAAAGAGCATCTTTTCTTGAACTTGTAATAATTAAATTATCTCCTGTTAAAGGTAATTGAGCCCATAAATCCCACACTGAGTGATCATGTTGACTCCGCCATTTACATATTTGACTAAATGGCTGATAAATTTTGAAAGAAGGTTGGTTATCTTTATGTTCTATATAAACATATGCATACTTATCAGCTGGTAAGATATATTCTTGACCCTCTTTATAAACAAATATATGTGATATAGGATAGACATTCCCAAATTCTAACCAAGGTTTGGATATTCCATAACCTTCCCAATACTCTAAATCATGTGATTTCCAATCTCTTATTTTGAATTTAAGGGTACTGTCACTTCGATGATTGAAGGATTTCCTATTTTTATCATATTCAGATACATGGATTGATTTAGTTGATGCTACTATATTTGGTAAATCCTGAGCAATTTTAATTAGTACTTCTTTAAAAGATAGTTTCCATAATTCCATAAATAGATTAAATAGTCCTCCAGATTCTCCTGTGGCAAAATCTCTGTAATAAACCTTCAGTCCATCAGGACTAGTAAATCCAAAAGATGGTTTGGTATCAGGTCTAAGAGGACTATTAATCAATATGGGTAATTTTGAAATACCTAAATAATAATATAGTAGTTCTACTTCAGTAGTTTGTGATAAAATATTGCTCAAGGACTCTACTGTGGGAGAGCCTCCTGCAATCATAACTACTACGGTAGATCGTCAGGGTCAGTTGGTGCAGGCATTGTTGCTCCCCAAGGAATAGCTTGTGGCTGAGTTTGAGGGGCAGTTTGTGCTTGTGGAACTGTTCCGAAAGGATTTGCAGGAGCTGTAATACTTTCTGCATTTGTAGGAGTAGGTTTCCATTCCTGGAATACATAAGGGGAGGTACCAAAGTCTGTCATTGAATACCCATTATCTGACTTAGTCTTAGTCAAAGCTTCAATAAGCTTCTTATAATCGTTTGTCAAATAACTAACTGGATGTTGAACAAAACAATCTTGATAAGATTTATTATCAAGAGTAGTCTTAACTCCAAACAAAAGTTTCAATCTGTTATTTTTTCTGGCCATCAGAGCTTTTTTAATTTCTGACATATCTCCATTAAAATAAGATGGAATTTTTGAAAGTTGGCATTCAGCTTGTACCGGATCTGGAACTGTAACAATTGTACCATCACTTTTTCTGTAAGAGTATGCCGGAATATTCAAGAATCTCTTAATAAACTTAGTCAATTCTTCTTCACCGGCAAATGCTGGTCTTAAACCTGCAGTTTGATAGCTAGACATATTCTCAGGAGGAGTTTTGGTCTCAAATTGTTCTTTTGTAAACCATGCTGCGTCACCGTAAGCATTGATTACTTGAATCTTAGTATTATCTCTATTAGAACGGCTAGTATTTCTTATGAAATAACCAACTTTTATAATAGTTGTAATACCATTAGATTTTTCTGGAATTGTTTGCAGATACATATCAATCCTGGCATATTTTATTCCTGTTGAATCTTCCCCGGTATACTCAGGTTCTTTTTCAATATTTGCAGGACCAGATTCGGTAGCAAATAATTTACTCAATTCTTCTTTATTAGGGTTGATTGCAAGAAGTGTACATGCAGCAATACCTACATATCTCTTACTTGCAATATTCTCAGGAGTATCATTTCCACTGGCGATAGCCATCAATGCAATTTTATTTCTCTTTTTCATATGATGTTAAAAACTTTTTTGTCAATTTGTTCGATCTAAAAATCTGCAGATTCAGTGTCATTATCTGGCACTCCCTCTGTATCATTATCAAATTCAATATTCTCATTCTCCGGACCAGCACTAAATGCTGCTGGTATAGGAGGGGCAGCTGCTGCAGGAGTTACTGAAGGGGCAGAGATTTCGCCAGCATCTTCAGTATACTCAAGAGAAGCAATGGCTTGATCAATTGCGGCTAATTGAGCTTCATAGTATCTGCATTCAGCAGTAAACTCTTTAGCAATTTTTTTGAACTTTTCAATTGCTCTATCTCTCTTTTTAATTACAGGCTCTTTGCTCTTTTCAAAACGAGCTTTTTGAGCCTCAAGGAATCTTGTATTTGCCATTTTTTAAAAATGTATTATTGTCCTTTATTATAAATCTCTCCAAGTTCTGCAACTACACCTAAGTCATTAGGTATATACAGATCTGGAAACATTCCAAAAGGTGATTTTGCTGGATACTGTCCATCATCATTGGTAACAAATTCTCGAATGGATTTTTTAAGAGTTTCATCAAATCTGGTACGACCAAATAAAACGATCTCAAATTTACCTTCCGGAGTTATATAAGTATCAACCATGTTACCAGTTGATTTATACCTATAAGAGATACTATCTCCATTTTTATCCTTATATTCCTCATAATGAGCAAATACAATGATATTTTTGGTATCAGGGATCTTATCAATTGCTTCAAAGATTAAACCCATATGGTAACCTATTTGTTTTGGGGTCAATTTTGTTATCCTTAGGGTTTTTTATCCCTAAGTTCTATACTTTCTTGCATTGTTAGTATAGTTCAGCATAAGTTTTCATCCATATAAAATATGGAGTTGGATACTCGTGGATACATTATATTCTACTTTATAGTAGGTTCAGTATCTATGCGTTACACTGTGCAGATTTTTTAATATCTGCGTTTAGCACGGCATTAAGAGCTTTATTTCTTTTTCTAGTTAAGAATGTATTAGCATCTTTATATAAATAATCAAAGATTACTTTTTTTATAGAATTATTAAAACTAAAGTGTAAACTCCAATACGGAGTAAATTTTCTATTCTCTTTATAAATTACCCATTTTAGATTTGGAATAATTTCTAAAAATTTATTTTTAATTTGTTCTGCAAATTTAGGTGAATTACAAATCATACTGAAATGTCTATCACCAATAGACCCATCCCCATCTATAAAACCTCTTATAAAATGTCTTTCATAAGATTTTTGAATATTTGGAAATTCAAATGTGGCATCATATGTTTTTCTAGATTTAATATTATATAATTCTTTCAAGTCTTTAATCAACTCTTTATCACATATCTGAAGAATAGTTGTTTGTTTTCTATTTCCAGATGGTTGATAATATCTTAGTTTATTATTAGGAGCAATTTCTTTTTGAATTAATTTTAATATCTCATCATCATCTGTGACACATCCAAATCGTAAACGAATTAGTTTACTAGGCCTATCTTTTCTAACAGATTCTTCTATAGAGCCATCTGCAACTAAATAACCTAAAATATAGGCTTTAGTTTCAGAATCTATGATTTTAAAATAGTCGCTATTATGTTCTTTTTTATTAGGAATAAAACTTCTCATATTAAAAATATTTATTATTTGGTTGGCAAATATATAAATAATTTTTAATAAATGCAAATCTCTTCACCGTTTTTACCCAATTGTTTTCACATAGATTACTCTATGCAGGGACACTCACTCTATCCCATCCTCCTTTAAGAGCATTTTTCATATAATAATCTTGACTAATATAGTTCAAGTCATCAATGACAATATTCTTATAAGGACTTGTTGCCAATGTGGTTACTATCTTTGCTACAGTTGGAGCATCAGTAGTAATAATTCGATTGCCTTCTGCAATCTTTTCAAAAGTTGTTTCCTTATACTTATTTAAATATCCTCTAAATGGTAAAGGTTTTTGAACACAACTAATTAAATAAGTTTCAGAAGGATTTAAGCCTTTAATCCCTAATTCTGGAATTTCTCCAAGACTGGAAGATTTTCCGAAACCAGATTTTGCTAGTACTAATACTTTCATTCAATTTTACGGTTACTAAATTAACTGTTCCTTCTATGGAACTATAAATACGCAATGAGCTCACTCTATTATAGAATGGCTCCAAAGCGGCTTTGTCGGTAGGTAATGGAAGTTCCTGGAAGAAATTTACTGCTCCATCAAAATATAATGGACATATATCTCCTCCACCACCTTCTCTACCACCCATTACTTCTAGAAATCTTATGTGATCTCTAAATCGTGTGATATCATACCCTTCATACTCTCTAATATTATAGCGAGCTGGAGTATATAAACCTAATATCAAATCCACATCTTGAGCTGTTGCTTTACAATCACCTAATCCATCAATAGTAGGCTTCAATTTATTAAGCTTTTGATTCTCATTTGATTCTTGAGAAGGAGCTTGTTGCTGAATACCAATAATGGTGAATCCATAATTGTTTTTAAGATCAAGTGCAAAATTAGCAGACCAGTTTACTATAGTAGCATATAAATCCTTACCTTTTTCAGGAGTAAAGAGTCTATAGTGGTCTACCATAATAATAACTTGTTCTTTTGGGTCATTAGGCTCATAATAGTCTCTGACTTCTTGAGTTTTTGTAACATTCCCATGTTTATCCAAGAAATCATAATTTTTAGTATGAGTTACTCCATTTTGTATAGCGTAATCCTTACACCATTTATAAATCCCATAAGGATTTCTGATAGAGTCTAATATCACAACATGTTGTTCAAAAAAGTCCAATACTGATTTGTATAAATCAGTTTGAAGTAATTCTATTATAGATTCAGGTAAAGGATAATTCTCATTTACAGATCTTAAATTCTTAGGATCTATTCGAATCTTACCTTGACTTATAATATACAACAAGTGTGACATGAGTTGCCTGTATTTTTCTACTGCAGACATTTCAAGACTAAAATAGAATATTTTAACTTTGAGTTTATCTCTGTTATTATAGGCGTAAAAGAGTGAGTTATATAAGAATAAATAATCAGCTATTTGGGTTTTACCTACTTTAGTTGATGCAGTTACAATTATGTATTTACCTCTCTCCAATCCTACAAAAGTATTCCTAAACCTTGGAAAAGGTGATGGTATACAGTTTATCTCTCCATTAATAATTCTTTGTCGTCTCTCAATTAAGTCCTCCAGGACTCTTTCATAAATCTTTTTCGACATACTATATCAAATTGCTTGTCCAATCACCGGTTTTCACAATTGCCTCCTCTTCTGTATAGTTTTCTAAGAATGTTAATAGAGAACTATTACCATCTTTTTCTATAAAGTACTTGAGTAATTGCATAAAAGTTAAATCTCCAGTTGAAGTGTATGAATTTACATATCGCTGAGTAGCAGCAATGACTTGCTCCTCTGTATAAGTAGGATTCTTTTTAAAGAAATTTGTCAATTTCTCTTCAATTTCTTTACTATTACCTCTCCAATAATATGGAGTTTGACCTTTCTTTCCCTCCGGAAATAATGCTCTTAACTTAGTGGCCAAATCCTCAATAGATACAGTATACTCAGTATCTTCTACTGCATATGCTGTATGTTTAATAAGTTTTCGACCCTTAACTGTTAAATTAAGCATTGAATTGGAACAAACTATGAAACCTTTATCAATAAGATTTTGAAATATCTGAGGGCTTCCTGCTTGAGGAAAATTAGGATTTGCATGAATTGCTAATACAAGATAATATTCTTTTTGAGTTATCTCATATTTAGACAAATGTGCGAAATTTATCCTTACTCCCATATATTTAAGACTTTTACATAATCGGGATTAACTTCTGCAAGGACATTTTTTAAATACTCTTCATCCTGAGTTTCTTTAAAATAGATAATGTAAACTTCGGGATTAACAGGATTTCTAAGAGCTCTACCCATTTTTTGAATAAAGCTCCTTTCTTTCCCATCTAATTGAGCAATAATGCCCACTTCAATATCCTTTAAATTTACACCCTCTTTCAACATGTCAACTGCGAAAAGACTGTTAAACTGACCTTCTTGAAATTTTGTAATTACTCCTTCTTGTTGTTTTTTAGTCAATTTAGAATGAAGTACATTATTAGTTCCAAGTTTTTCAGCTTGGTTAATTGATCCACAAAAACAAATATATCTTCTTTTATTAACTAGTTCTACGACCTTTTGAATAGCTTCATATTTCATATTAGCTAAAGCTCTTTTTCTTTCAGAGCCGTGTCTTAACCAGTTAATTTGATCAAACATTGCATGATTAGTAAGATATCTATCTTTATAATATGCCATTTGATCAGTATAGAAAGTATATAATTCTCTTTGGGTTGCCTTAATTTTAATTAAGGACTTTTTGTATTCAGCTCCAAAGATAAAATTCTTTCTTTGAGGATAAATACATTCTACTTCAGAAGTAGGTTCTTTTGTTCGAGGGAAATTAATTGTACAATCTCTCTCAATATTTTGAAGCTCCATAGGTATTAAATAAATAGTAGGAGGTGGAACAATACCTACTGCAATTGCTTCATTTAAAGTTACAATATGCTCATACAAAGGTCCCCATAAACTTGCTAAGGAAATTTTCTCTCCAAAATGCACGGTGGCACTTAGATTAACTATTTTTTTAGCTTTTATTGTATCAAAATAAGAGGCACGTAATTCTGTAATATGGTGGCACTCATCATTAATCAATAAATCAAAGCTTGAATGTTGATACTTATGTAAGGAACTGTAACAAATTATAGTTGTTGTAGCTAAAAGATGTTCAAAACCATGTTTTTTATACTCAGCTATCCAGTTATTTATGTGAGCTGTTTCTGCTACACATATTAAAGTGGACTGAGCATCCATTTTATTTTGAATAGAAATAGCGGCTAAGCTTTTTCCAACACCTGTAGCCCAGGATAGTAACATATTCTTTTCTGACTCAGAGGCCTCAAGAATTGTTTCTAAATAACTTTCTCTCATTTAACCGATTTAGGTTTTGGGAATTGGAATGTACCATATCTAGCAATTCTTTTTGCATTTTCAAAATCTTTCTTTTTATGCAATGTTGAAATGATAAATTTAGTCCATCTGTGTGCTTCAATTTCAGCACTTGTAGGAATATCCGGAGATTTTGGCTCTACCGGTCTGGTATATCCAACTCTATGTTTCTTACAAACATCCAATACCTCAGGAGTATTCATAATGAATCTCTCAAGATAAGTTGCAAGTGGAATTTTTGCTTTAGCAGCGTATGCTCTGGCCTCTTCTTCATCAATAGTGAGACCTTCAGGAAAATGGATTATACCATATTTAATGGTAACTTCAACGAACATGTATGCTTCTCTCCAAAAGTTTCCTTCTGCATTTTTAATTTTGTGAGCAATTGTAATTAAGAGTTTTTTCATGGATGTAAGGTTGTATAATTTTTAAGGATATTACTAAATTCCAGAGGTGTCCATATTGAAGGATTGTAACCATTTTCTACTAAATAAATAGCTAATAGTTCCCCTGGTTGATCTTTTCTAAGTTGGTATCTATCCGATTTATAATTTACAAATTGAATTTCAAGGTTAATGTTTCGCTGTTGGCAATACTCTCTAACTCTATAAAATTCAAATGGAAATCTAAAGTCTGATATAGCAAAGATCGGGCATAACAAATTGGATGTCTCCATTTGCAGAATTCTATCAATGTCTACTAAAGTATGATTTAACCAAAAATCTTCTCCAAAAATATCTTTAGCACTTTCAGCAAGTCTGACAAGGCCTTCACGATTTTTAAGAATTTTCTTCCATTCAGTGTATTTCTCAATTGTTGAGAAGTCTGCTTGGTAGACTTTTTCAGCTAATAATACCATCTTCTCACTGATTTTGATATGATGAGGAATAAGATATTCTAGTTTAGGATGAGCTAACATAAATTGTTCTGCAGCATAATCTTTTCCAGAACCTATTACTCCTATTATCAATCTAATTGTTGGTTTTATCATAAAAATTTATTTTTTGAGTATCATCAATTAATAAAAGATACCTTCGTTCTGATTTACCATCTAAGAAAATAAAGTGATCATTTATTTCAGGAGAAAGTTTATCTATAATACCATCCATAGAAGTATGTCCTACCACTTGAATAAAATTATTCCATAAAAAAGTATCTTTTGTATCTCTTATTAGAGAATTTGGTCTTATCCAAATAGGAGTTTGACAAGGATCATCCCCATAAGAATTAAAGCCATTAAATTTAAATACTTTAGGATTTTGAATAAATAATTTATTTATAAAATCTGCGATATTTTTCTCATCATATACTTCTAAACAATTATCTAAGAAAGTTTTAGAAACTCCAGCATGGGTAAATAAATAATTATTATGCTGATAAGCTGCTTGAAAATGATCTCTATTTTGTCTAATGATATCTTCTAAAGCAGCTTTAGCTCTGAATTGATATCCACTTGTCCCATTATAACCAATTTCTGGAAAATAATGAAAGTCGTGATTACCAATTAGTAAATAAGTTTTTTTACCTTTTTTAGAACGTCTCTTTTTCAACTCAATTATTTTATTAAAGATATATAATTGTTCAGCAGCAGATAAAGTATATGAATCAAAATAATCTCCTAATAATACTAAGATATCCGGATCTTCATCTTCAACAACTTTTATCCAAAATTGCTCCCCATGAATATCACTTATTGCTAATAGTTTCATTATTTAATTTTTTTAATATATCTAGCTTACCTTTTAAATAAAATTTTACTGCATAATAATCTGCTCTATAAGCTACAGTTACCTTAATAAAATTATCTTTTGTAAGACAATTTTCCACAAGAGTATCCCAAGCTTCAGTGCATTCTGCTAAAGTAGCAGCATTTACAGCAAGAGGCCATAATCTATCTTTGAAAAGACTTTCATCTTGTCTTTGTTTTTTAAACATTCTTCTAGTAGACCATATTAAAGGCACTATTAATACTAATATCAATATTATTAAAAATAGTGATATTTTTAAAATTATCTCATTTTCCATGTTATTTCTTTAAAAGATTTGAATAAGATGCTGCACTTTGACACTCACTTCCATTTGATTTCATTATGGCTCCACAATAAAAACATTGCCATACAAATACTCCTTTAGGAAGACTTGGTAATGAAAACCATGTATGAATACAACCTGTAGTTGCAGGCTTTATATCTCTTACAAGATTCCAAGCGGCATTGTTAGCAATAAGCATTTCAATGAGATCTTCTTTTTTAAGTTTATCATAATATTCTCTCAATTCTCTTCTAGTCATCGGAACAACTTGATGATAATTAGAGATATTAGAAGATGCTTGAGGAGTAGCATCTTTTGGTGTAGTAGATTCTATACAAGGGCACCAATCAGGAATTTTAATATCCTTTTCTTCATGCCATTCTACAGCTCCTCTAATCTTTTTATTAGCTTTTTTACACATCCAATCCTCCATACGATCGAATCCATCAGTACTATATTGATTAGTTGTATAAAAAAGAGGACATTGTTTACAATTTTCAATATCTATTACGATTTTTGCCATAATTACTCCTCCTCTATGTTAAATCTATCCGCCTTAGGTAATACTGGAAGTTTAACAGCTTTAATTGTAGTCCTTCCTTCTAAAATTGCTTTTATAATTCTATGATGACCATCCATTATACGCCCACTTGGAGCTTGAATAATAGGGTAGTCTAAATCAGCTTCTAATACTCTTTTAGCTTGAAATAAAAAATTATAAATGGTATTAGCATTAGCAAAGTTAATATCAAGATCTAAAGCAGCTAATTGTAAATCATAAGGCTTTAGTCCTTGAGCTGCTTTAAATAAAGTACTACTGTTCCAAATGTTAAAACCATCTGTTGAAGTATTATCACTAACAAAAAATGGTGTTATTTCTACTCTTGGATTTTTCATACTATTTTCTATTAATAGGTCGCCAAGTCCACCCAATCGTACTTTCATATTTATTCTGACAACAAAATATGTTATAAGCGGGCCGCCAATTTGTTAAGTGAATAATGCCCTCAGGGGACTTAGCCAATAAGTCATCGCTTGATGGCGGCATCTCATCATCTACTTTAAGCCACTCTTCTGCAAATGCTACCCCATCTTTAAACGCGTTTGATATATCATATTTGCTCTGATTGGCTCTCTTTGAGAATATTTCTTGTGCTGCTTCTTCAATTGTTTTCATATGATTTCATTTCTATATTTGAATAATAAAAATAATCCAAATAATTGAATTAAAAAGAGGGGAATTACTATCATCAATCTGATTGATTCCGGTATGCACACTCCCTGTTCTGCAAGAGATCTAAATATCTTTCCAGCAATAGTTGCGAAAGGTATAATAGCTACAAATGCCCAAAGAAGTCCACCTTTTTTAGCTATATTTCTTAATATACTCATGGTTTTGGAGTTTTAGGTTTCTTTTTAGGTAATAATGTAAGCTCTTGTAAAGCTTCTACAAATCTATCTTCAGTCATAGCTTGAATAACAGGTCCTTCTGTATAACTTCCATCTTTTCAAATCTACCTGTATCAGCATAGCAATCAGACATATTTTGAAATAACTGTCTGACCATCATTTCATTTACTCTTCCCATGATTAATATTAAGTTTATTTGCACATTCTGTACAAAGTTGACCTCCATTTTCAATGTAATCATACCTCAATTCAATGGGAGTGTTTTTTGTATATTGTGTTAATTTCCCACAATTAACACAAGATTCTTTTTCTTCCTCTTTCATAATAATTATTTATTTTAGAGTATCTGGTAAATTAAAATAAATCCTTCCAGTAGAATAAACATTTCCATCTGCATCTATAAGTGTATATAGTACTTGATTAAATCCGTTTGTTGTACCATATTGTCTACAAAGAATGGGTTTTTGAGCATTTTCTATCCACTTTTTTGTGTTATCTTCATTAATATTGCTACATGAAGTTAGCACTAAAAGCAGTAATAAAATTATTAATTTTTTCATAATTAATTGTTTAAGATTAAAGATCTTCTAACTTACCGGAATAATATGTAGCAGTACCTGCTTCAATAGCTTCCTTGTATAAAACTAGTTTAAATAATTCTTCACTAATTCCTTTATAATCTCTCAGAATTTCAGAAACTCTTGTTGAAATACCATATACAATATCTTGATTTTTCTCAACTAAATGAGAAGGTTCCGAAATAGACATCATTGATAATGTAGTATGAATTTTACCAAGAGTTTCTTGTGCATCTGATATAGCTTCTTCCAATTGAGCTTTATTTCGAAATTTACCATCAAGATAAAGTTCTTGATTAAATCTAGTCTGTATGCTCATAACTTTGTAACTTTTTTATCAAAATATTTTTCAATATAATTTGAAAGTTTTTTAAGTAATCTTCCCATATTATTCATTAACATAATAAGGAAACTTACATAACTAAAGAAAAGTACTACTAAAGATCCAAATGCAACCCAAGAGTTATTTTTATGGTAATCAATAACTATATTTGCGATAGAATTCATAGTCTTTATATAGAAAAATCCTATGATAAAAACCATTGCTGCACATCCTAATAAGGATGCAAATAGCCAAGGAAATTTCTTTATAGAACGTTTTCTACTAAGTAGTTCCTCTTCAAGATTTTTTATTTTAAAAGATAAAACACCTTTATCAAGTCCAGTTACAGGATGATTACTTGCATAATTGATAGCAATACTACTTAAAAAGTAACTATCTAAAATCTCTTTTTCTTTGGTAGTTATAGTAGAACTTAAAAAAAGTACAGCCACTGTAGCTTGCAGTGATAATTGAGATTTAATATCAATATTATTTACTACAAGCCTCAACAGCTCTAGTAAAGATCTAGGGGAACTATTCATAATTTAAATTATTAGTTATACTAATCCTTTGTAGTAAAACGATGTTTTCTCACCTCAGCAGAATTAGTTAATATGTTTTCAAATTTTTCTAAAATAATGTCGATTTTTTTATCGAATTCAGTAGATTCTACATCACCCATAGGTGCGTCTGGAATATCCATAATAGTTTTTTCATCTCCATAAACTAGTCCGGTACCATAGCAAGATTTACAAGATACTCTTGTAGAGTCAGCAGTCATTCTTGGATGAAATGCAGTATCATATAAAGTATGATGAACTTCTTTTGCTCCATTACAAATAGGACATTTATATGGAACTTTTCGTATAATTATTTTCATAAGTTTAATTATTAAATAAGTTTAAGGGCCCTAACAAGTCCATCTTCAAGAGCGTCTTCATAAGTTACATAATCTTCATCATATCTATCTCCAAGTTTTTCTCCAATTAAAGTAACGTGATATTGCCAAGATTCTTGACTTATTGAAGTAATCGCTATATGAATCTGATGCTTTTCCCTCAGCCATTTTTGGAGAAATGATTGAGTAGGAGCTGCGTAATTCTTCTCATTACAATTTGTCCAACCCCCTACCATACCAAAGTCTTGTAATTTACCACTAGCATTATAAAACTGATATGCATAAGTAAATCCTTTGTCTTTTGCTATTTTAGCTGTTTCAAATGATATAAGTTGTTCTTCCATTAGTGACATTTATTATAAGTAAGTACTCGTGCACATTTTATTGCATCTTGTAAGGAAAGTATAGTAGAACCTGTTTTACCAAATACTACCCATCGGAGTATATTATATTTAAGTTTTTCATAAAGTTGCTCTTCTGTCATTTGATGATTAATTTCAGATGTTAGATGCTCAAAAGAAATAGAAAACTTCATATATATATTTCCAAAAGAATCAGTAATTGTAGCTGCTACCTCTAGAAGAGTTACTGCATGTATTTCTAGTCTAGTTGTTTTAGTTGTGCATATTAAAAGTGTTTCAGATTCTGGATTAATCACATAGTTAATCTCTTGTTCCAATGTTTTATTCATAATTACTTATTTTCAATCAAATATCTATAAGGAATAAAACCTTTAAAGTTATTACACCATCCTTTATCTTCAGGTTTGAAGTGAAGTTGGTAGTCAGGTTTATCAGAGTCGTATGTTTCCCATTCCCCTGATCTGTAAGTTTTTCCCCGTCCTTTTACGAACAATTCATACTCGGTATCACTCATGGCGACAGCACAATGTTCAAATGGACTCATATGCCTACTTTCTAATAACCTGTCATGGAGTTCAATATCCTTTTTATAATCAACTTCCCCATCAAAAGTCATATACGATAATCTAGCACATCTTGCTGTTGATATTTTTAATTTTAAGCTTAGTATTTGCTCTAAAGGAACTTCTATTCCCTCATTAGCCTCAAATGCCTGAATATCAAACTTGTCCCCAAAAGGAATATGCCACTCACCGGCTTTTAATTCTTTGGGAGTAGATTCATTCATAGCGTCCCACATTGCTTCTGCAAGTGCTTGTATATGAATTTCTGCTTGAGAGTCATCACACTCTAACCAACCAGTTACATCATCTTCATTTCCTTCCCAACAAGACCATTTTGAACTAGTCCTATAGTCTTTTTTACTCTTAAAAGATTCTCCAGATGGGTCTAAATACTTTGGACATCTTAATTCAAAGAAATTATCAAACTCGGTTGCAGTAAGAAGTGCCGTATGCCACATAAATGGTTCAAGTAATCTATTACAAAGTTGTTTACTTACTCCCATTATAGACATAAGTAGAGCAGAACTTACTACCAAATCTCTAACTTTTAACCACCATTCAATAGGAGTATAACCTCCATGTCTTTCCATAGGAATGAATAATGGAGTTACTGTAGAGTTAAATATGACTAGAATATCTCCCCATTCTGGATTCAGTTCATTTGTCTCTTTATTGTAGAAGTTTCTTTTAATTGCTTCTATAATAATGGGAAAAATTTCATTCCAGGAGATTTTCTTATTGGGATCAAGATATTCAGTACCTTGCATTCCTTTATGGTCCTTTTGAAATGCAATAGGGATGAAGGGATCCTCAACTACCATTTTAAGCATTTTCTCAAATGGAATAGCTCTGGAAGATGCAGTGTTTCTACTGAACATTCTATGAGACATAAAGTCACTGTGTACCATTCTTGGGTATGTTAATAGAAAGGTAGTAATCCTATGCCCTTGAGGACTGATAGAGTCTGCTACCATTATTGCAGATATTTTTTTCTTCTCCATATAGTAAGTATTAAAGAATTTTTCTTTCTTGAAGTATATTATGTACTTCAGCCCAATTAACAAAAGGTCTTGAAGATATTTTTTTATCATATAATAATGGGCAACCAAGGGCTGTATCATCAATGATTAAATCTCCGTAAGCTTTGGGACTACTTGTCCATTTCTCTTGGCCTGGATTAGTATTAAGCCCGTGAAGGGATATATTATGTTTTTTGAACCAATTTACTGCATCAGTTAAATAGGTACTGGCTGGATAGTCATTTTCAGGTTGATTACCTTGAGGGGTAAAGTCGTGATCACATCTCATAGTAAATAATACTATTTTATGACCATTTTTAACAAGTTCCTTAAGAATTGGGGCTGCTCCAATCTCTTCTCCCACATTTGGAAACTCGTGAGTAACACAAGTCCCATCAAAATCTACAAGTATTACCATTAGAGTAGTTGATTTATAATTGTTGAAATAACTCTATCCTTTTGACCAGGGTAGAGCTCATTAAATTTAGCTTTCAAATCTGCAGAAGATATATCTTCATTTGTTGCTATTATTGACATAAGAGCAGCTTCAATCTGAGCCGGAGATAAAATCTCTATATCTTGTTTAGATAGATTAGTGTTTTCCATAATAATAAAGGATAAAGGCTCTCTATATGAAAGAGAGCCTTTATTTTTTAGTTATTTTTTACGGTTATACTTCCTTTTAGGAAATTTTCCGGGTTTGGTAACTACAGGTTTAACTGATTCTACTGGATCCGTATTTTCAGTAGTAGGTGCATCAGATTCAGCTCTTAATCGGTCTAAAGTAGAAGCTTCTTCTTTATCTGAAGTTGACTCGTCCGGTGCAGTTTTTAAAGAGTTTTGTAGTTCTTCAAGTTCAATTTTATACTGGCTGGCAGTTCGTTCATGCTTAGCACACTCTGTAGACAACCGGGAAACTTCTTGAATTGACTCTTTGAATTTGTTTTGCACATCTGTCAAAGTAGCTGACAAACTCTTTACATCTCCTTCAAATTTTGAAGCAATTGTAGCAAGACGGGTGTTCTTTTCGGTCAATTTAATAGACACTACGAAGAAAATGATGAAAAGGATTACAAAAAATCCTAATAGAAAAATGATTGGATTCATAATAAAAAAATTTTAATTAAGGTTAATAAAATATGGATAAATGAATGGTGAAATTATAGCAATTATTGCAGCTATAAATAGTAAAATTAAAATAATACCAAATATAATATCTGACAAATCACATAAGGCATTAAAAAGAGTACTCAAGACATCTTTAATTTTTTTTAAAGAAAGCATATAATTTTGAGAGTAGATTTACAGTAGAAGGAGTTTTAGAATCCTCTGATTTATTCTTTTGCAAATCATTAGATTCTATAATTTTATTCCCAACTACACATACAATTGGAGTCATTACTGGCATCTTTTTATAAGACAGTAATGTTTTATTAGAGTAATAGGCTGCACTTACAGCTGAGGAGCTTATATCTATTCCATACATTTTGGAAAGTCTCTTAGCTGCTAAGTCAAAACCTACTTGTAGATTACTAGAGTTTTTTTCTATAATCCTTAGCACAAGTTTACAATTCTGAGGAGTCCATTGAATGTTTTTACGCCTCTTTTTAATGTTGTCCATACTGCTCTTTAAATAAAGATTTGTTAGTGAATAAATTTTTAGCTGCAGATGAGATTCTTTTCCTTTCTTTTCTACGATAGGTTATATGACCTTCTGCACTTACAGTCATAATGAGAATTGCTTTTGGGCTACTAGTGTTAGACATAATATTAAGTTATTGGTTATTTTAAGGGGAAAAATTGCCCGTCCCGCAACGAGTGTTATTTTTTTACCGAATTAATTTTTAAATTAATAAAACATTGTGTACTATCAGAAGCACTTGTTGTTGGGGAAAATTCCATATATTTGTTGTTTTTAGGGTTGTTTACAGTTGCTTAGACTGTATTTTTAAAATTTATGGACTACTTATAAATTTTCATTTATAGTTTAGAATACAATATTTTGACAATATTTGGTACCTCAAACAGGAATTGAACCTGCACTCTCATTGCTGAGAAAAGGATTTTAAGTCCTTCGTGTCTACCTATTCCACCACTGAGGCATACATTTACTCTGATAAGTTTCTTTCAAGAACTTCTTTTGATAATTCTTTTACAGAGCTTCCAGGTGATAGATTTAATTTTGCTAAGATATCTCTAATTTCAATTGGAGCATAATTATTAAAGTCTACTCCGATATCGTATTGATTAGGCCATTTAGGAATATTTGCATCACAACCTGTATTATGTCCTACTAACATAGTATGAACATGCCCATGTAAATGAAAGCAATTTCTTTTAATTCTTTGAGGCCAAGTCATTAATGGAATATGACTTAATTGTATTTGATAATTATAAGTTACTTCTTCTATTTCATCATGAAGTATAAGAAATAAAGTTACAACATCACTTAATACAGTTACATTAGGAAACTTTTGTTTATATGCATCATTTGAGTCATGATTTCCTGGTATAAAATAAATAGTACCATTTAATCTCGCATAAACTTCTTTCATAAATTTTGTATTATGATTCCAAAATATATCTCCTAATGCAAATACAATATCTCCAGGAGCCACGACTTCGTTCCAATTAGCAATTAAAGCTTCATTCATAATTTCTACATCTTTAAAAGGACGCTGACAAAATGAAATTATATTATTATGACCTAAATGTAAATCTGAAGTGAAAAATAACTTAGCACCAGTATTCATATTAATAGTAAGATGTAATCTTTCCATTATTTTTTACGGCTTTTGTAATAAAGTTCTGCTAAATCACTAAATAATGCTATTATAGTGATAACCATATATAAATCTGCTTTTAATACGAGATCTGGTGCATCAGGAGAAATAGCATTAGCAATAGCTAACATACCTATAAATAAAACTGTTCTCATAAGATTTTATTTTTGAAATCTGTGAATAAACCATATAATTCCTATAATTATAAGAATTGATAAACTAAAAGATATCCAAATTGGTGATAATACCCACCACCATGACCAGTTAATTACATTGGTCAATTTTAAAATAATAAATACAACAGTAAGGAGAGTTCCTAATGAAGTTCCTCCTGTAGCAGCGATAGTTTTTGACATAGAATTTAATTTTTTAATTGTTTGTAGTCAGGACAGGAGTTGAACCTGCAAGCCATCATTATGTTTTATATGCATCTTATTATCATAATGTTTATAGGCATTTCTCCCCAATATTATCTAATGTGGTGCTCTACCAATTCGCCACCTGACTAAAAAATAGTATAGGACTATCTGCGTTTATTCCTACTTTTGTTCAAATAGTTATGTTTGGTTTATAAAAAACTTTCACCTATTACTGAACCGCAGTTGCAACCATTTTTTTATTTAAAGTATAGCCTTAACTGGTGTAGTTTCTCAGGAGTTCAAAAGTAGCTTCTCCGTTTATAACTTCTACTGCAACACCAATATTAATACCTTTAACACCTTGTTCAGTATTAAGAAAGTATGTTTCTTTTTCATGCTCAACTTCAATCTGATATCCACACCATTTACCAATATAAACTCCATCTGGTAATTCGGCTTTAATCAAAGTCTTTTTGTTAATTTCTGTAATTTTCATTTTCAAAATAATTAAAATTAGTATTTGGGGCCAGTCCAGGATTTGAACCTGTGTAGTACTATTACGTCTAGCTGTTAGAGTACTAGGTAGTTTTTGCCTTGAGCTAGGAGATTACTATTATATTATTCACAACCCCATCCTTATTGGCTTTATCCACACCTCCGTTGAACCACTCCGGCACCTGACCATTTTATTTTACTTTTTTAAAGCTCTTAATTCTTGTAATAAGTCTTTAGCTTTTTGTAGTAATTCAGTAGTATTTTCAAGTAATTTTGACAATTCTTTTTCTTTACCTTGATATTTAACAAAAAGCAAAGCTCCAATTATTTCTATTTCAGCTCCACAACAACCTTGGTTTTTAAGTTGCTTTTCAATTTCATTAGCTTCTCTTTTTAAAGCTTCAAATCTAGGATTATTCATATATTAAATTAATTAAATTTACAAAGTCCTAATGATAGAAGAGTTCCTTCATCATAATTTTCCTCCCACTTTATTTGCGCATACTCTTCCTCAGATTTCATCAACTCCTTAATAGTTTCAATATGAAATCCTTCCCATATTTGAATAGTTTCTTTTTTACAATAAGAGTCCTCTATTTGTTTTAGGAAAGCTTCAACCTTTTCTTCACGAGATTTATAAATTTCTTCTAAATTAGATTTATCAAATTTACATTCTCTAGCCTCTTTATAATCTTTAAGTAGCCTTCTTAATACGTTTAGATGATCTGTTCTAATCTCTCTCATACTCCAGTAAAATGGCTTAGTTTTCTTCCATTCATTGCCACAAATACGACATTGGTTTACCTCTAAAGTATCAAGTTCACCATAAATACTTCCATAAGAAGATCCTCCAAATAAACCAGAAGTTCCACTAAAGCGTCCAGATATTGCACCTTTTGTTCTTTTAAATTTATCTATTGTTTGGGTAGCTTTGCATTTAGGGCAAGTTGAATTTTCTTTTTCATGCCTATCACGAGAGTCTTTACTTTTGGAATCAGCTATGGCTTCGCATTTTTTGTTGATAGTCTGGATTTCCAATTTAATAATCTCAAGCTGTTCCTCTGTTAATTGTTTCTTAACAGGTTTTTTACTTTTAAATAAGTTAAATATACTCCACATAATTAAATATTATTAATTTTAATAAAAAAGGGGACTAGTTGTATTTTCATTTCACCCCTAAGTATGGCACTTTGTAAACTATTTTATAGCCACTTTACTCCTTTTACACCTGGCAAACTATTAGAGTCATTTCATATACCGGTGTTTGTATACCGGTCCAGGATTTTTAGCTGCTGTGTATCATTTCAAGCAACTTATTCTCCCCCCACTTTGAGATTACAAGTGAGTAGTCATATCGGTTTTCTACTTATACAAAACCTGTTGGGCATCCCCTATTAAAAGCATCAACACTACTTGGAGAAAATGTGTAGTTTTCTTTGACCCAAGGTATTCCATTTCGCCGTGAATACTGAGGCGGAACCATTTTTCAAGTCTTGATTCAAAGATTATAGCATCTCTATCTATTAGCACCCTCTTATCTTACTTCTCTCTACAACCCTAATCATAGGGTAGGTAGTAAGAGTAGGGTCAGATGATTATATGATGTATGGCTCTTTAGCCTAAACTTTAGATAACCGATTCTTAATCATCTTTTTCGCTGAGAACTCATTTGTGTTGTAGTAGTTGTACTATGGGGAGGAAACATTCTACTAAAGGGCTTCTTCCTTTCTCAAGGGCAGCTATTTCTAACTGGTTAGGTTAACCTAACAACAACACATCTAGGATTACTCCATTAATTTCTTATAGGCGAATAGAATTATCTACTGATAGACCAGATGGGTAGCCTGGCGGGATTACATTCTCTTGATAGTAACCCCATTTCTCTAATACTTCATATCACGTTTGCCTTTAATCTCCTGTCAATTCAGGATTAGTATCTTTGGGTAAATACTTGTATCTTTTTCGTGTACACGATAAGTATTTTGCATGGGTATTTACCGAGGCATCAATGTTTAGCCTAAATTATAAACTAGAGATATTCTATTCCATATAATATCTAAATACGACAATGGACTTCTGTATTCTATGGTGGTTTTAACCCACACCTCCATCCGATTTTCCCGGATTAGTTTATAAAAAGTAAAAAGGAATAAAGGATTTTCTTAAAATTATAACACAAACTCATTAGTTTAATTTTTAAAAAACTTTACCCCTTTTATTTTCAAGTTTAAATTTTATTGATTGAAGAATGTAATGTTTCCATAACCAAGCTTTTCTTGGAAAAGGTCTGTTTACTTCCCAAAAATAAGGCCATTTTTTCTTTTTTGAATTAGTTGACTTGTGTGATCTCAAGAAAACATCTAGCTCAACACATTCTGTATGATTAATCACATTCCACTCTTGCATGGATCTAAAAGTATGACAAAGCCCATCTTCAAAATGAGCTCTGAAATTATCAATAACTATTTTAAGTAGTATATGAATAGGTCTTGGTTTAATTCTTTCCATAGTTACCAGGATATAATGTATTTTGGAGTTTCTATATAAGTAATTCTATACCCTAAATTTTGTAAATCATTGATAATAGAATTATTAAGTTCTTTATCATATGTATAGAATGGTAAACTTAATTTTGCAGCATTTTTTATTCCATTTAAAATAATAAATAATTCTGCTTTTTCAGAATCTGTAGTAAGCTTTCTTGCTTCATTAGCTGTTAATAATTCTTCCATTACTTATTTATTAAAAGTTAACATTATTACCAGTATATTTTAAAATGAGTAGATTCAAATTCATGAATTTTATATCCTAATTCATTTAAAAAAATTATAGTAGATTCAGAAAGCCTTGCGTAATGATGATAAGTTCTAGAACTTTTCTCAGCCTTTTCTTTGATACTATTAAGTATAACTGTTAATTCAGGATTATTGGCTTTTGTACTAATTTCTTTAGCTTGTTCAGCTGTTAATAATTTAAATGTATTTTCCATAATTATTTGCTTTATATTTACATTCTAATTGAGATACTTCATCTTCAATTTGGTAAATAATATGTCGCAAGAAGTCTATACGGGTATATATATCTTTTCTATCCCACCAAAAACTAGATATTGAATTTGCTTTAAAATTCTCAATTGCGTAATGTCTAGTTGTATAAGGATCAAGTAATCTTTGGAAACCATTGAAACTTAAAATATCCATACTTTTTTCTGTTAGAATGTATTTTATTTGATTAATAACTTCATGGTAAATATTACATAATCCCGTGGATTGGCGTACAGATAATGAAGATATCTTAGAATTTCTAAGGTAGATAAGATGAGACAACATTAAGTTTAATATTAACAAAGTTAATCTAAGTTCTTTTAGTCTCTGTTTCTTTTTATTAAAGATAAACATAACAAATATTATTAAACTCTCTTTATTTATATGAAAATAACACAATACTAAATAAAAAATTTATAAATAAAGAGAGTAATTATTACTAAATTAAATAAAAAAGGAAAAGAAGGTATTGAAAACAATATGTAATGTACATTAAGCAATCAACAAATTTCAAATGTGATATATTCTTCCGGAGCAAAATACAAAATCTTCTCGCCGGAAAACACATCTTTGCATTATTATTACTAAACTACATAAAAAGTAGTTTCATAGTGAATCATTATAAAAATGATGCTTCACCTTCTTTTCCATAAAGTATTACCTACAAGAGGTCATACTTTTGCAAAATACCAGCGGCAGATTCTGGTATTTCAATTTGTGTTGTTAAATTTAATTCGGCAATTTTTTCTTTTGTAGTTTGAATGGACTTCTTTGTCTGAGATAATTGCGTTTTAAAAGCCTTATTATCTGATTCCAAAAGAGCAGTTTCTACAAATATTGAAGAACCATACTGTCTGTAGTCCTTATCGTTAAGTTTGGCAATTTTACTTTCAATAGTTTCTATTGAATATTTACCAAATCCAAAGTTGATTACCCTCTGAAGTAATTCTGCTTTATTTGTAAGAAAAGCCTGAATTGATAAGAGTTCATCTACTTCAAGATTAGCTTTTTTAACAAGACTTCTAACAATCTGAAGTGTTCCATAAAGATCTGCTACAGCTATTACAGCTTCTAATACTGAATCTCTTTTAGCCGACAGAAGCTCTCTTGGATTAATAGAGTCATCTGAAAAAGATATATTAGGAGATATCTCCTGATTTTTTTCCTGAATGAGATTCTTAATCTCTTGTTGAAGAGCATGAGCTCTTTTTAAACTGATTTTCATAATTAAATTAGTTTTAAATTAATAGTAAAGAGAGAGGGATTCGAACCCTCTCCTGTATAAATAAATATTTAAACCGTGCACCAATACACCATCTCTCAGACCTTGTTATACTTTACATATAACAGGATATAAAGCCAGCATTGGTATCTCAGCGTCTAATGGAATTGGAATCAATTCGTCATCAGAAACTGTAACACAAGCGGCTATAGCGTAGTCTTTTTTGAATCGCATGTTAGAAGCAGAGCCAGTAGTTTCTTCTTTAAATAGTACACTTCCTGAGACTGCTATTTTAGAAGCAGCTAACTCATTAAGAGCACTTGCAAGATCTTCATTAGACTCTTGTTGGAATCTTTTTGAAGGTTTTGTATTTGAAGTAGAACATGCAGCTTTAGCTTCATTTATTGCATCCAGTGCTTCCTGAGGAAGGTTTGAATCTCTTGAGGCCATAACTTTTTTCTGTATTTCAAGTAAGGTAGCTGAAGCAGCTAATGGAATATAACCACACCTGGTTGAAAAATTGTATCCATCTTCATTAGGAAGTAGGGTTTTCATGCATACTATCCTATGATAATAATAAAGATTTGGATTCTTTTTCTGTTCAGGTGTTTGTTGAACCAAGTATATGCTATTCTCTTTGTTAAATGTAGTAATTTCATTATGTTGTCCTTTCCCAACATATCTACCACAACTCCAGTCGAAATTCTCTTGGAATTTAGGAGGAATAACAACCATAATATCAGCAGATTTAAGTCTTGCTGTATCTGACATATTCCAACTGTTGTAAGGATTATTATATCTTAAAATTACTGCATTCTCAAGACTATTTAAGTCTTGTGTAACTTTTTGAACAAGCTCCCTATCTGCTGAATATGAGACAGATAGGTATACTTTCATTGGTTCCATGATTATTTACCTGATTTACCAGATTTTTCCTCAGTTTCTCCGAACCACTCAGTGTAAGTTTCCTCAGCAAGAGCAAGTTCAATTCTTTTATTTGCCAGGCGAACCTTGCAAATTTGGATCTGCATAATCCACTTTGAAGCATCGAAGTCATCCTTCAATACTTTAAGTGAAAGCTCACTGTCCCTGTTAAGGTCAGTTAATCTATCAAGGTCAGATTCAAGGGCTCTTACCTCTTTACGAATGCTTCTTACGAGTTCTTCTGCAGCATCTTTTGCATTTTCACTTGCGATTCTCGCTCTGTTCTCTTTAATGTCTTTTGAAGACTGTTTAAGGACGCTTTGAAATTTGTTCATTTTTTAAAAAATTAAATGTGTTTTTCATGACAATATGTCACGTAATAATAGATCGCCTAAATCCATAGGCTTGTTTGATGTTCGGCTGGATTGCCATATATATAGTAAGATATCCTCAACTTTTTACATTGAGGATATCCTAGATTGCGAATTAGCTCCTCTCGTTCTTTTTAGAATTCAATGCATTTCCAAGTAATGCTCCTATCATCATAGCTACTGCTGATTGATTGGCCTTTGATTTCAAAGCTGACCCTTCTGGTTCCAAAGATTCTTCTTGACCTAGAATAGGAGCATCTGCAATGTCTTTTGTGAGTTTTTCCATAGCTTCTTTAGATCCACTCTGTGCTATATCCATATCTTCAAAGACATCTCTTCCAAGCATAGTAGCAATAGCTTTCATACGAGCCAACATTAGAGCCTTTTCAGTAACATGCTCTTGATCTGAAAGTGCTAGGAACACTTCAGCACCCATAGCAGAATTGTTTGGATCACAAAGAATGTGCATCATTCCATTAGCTAGGATATGACCATTACCAATCATAGCTGAAGACATTGTGTTTTCAGAAATGATAGTGACCAAAACTCCAAATTTATTATCCACATCCTGAATACGAGCATGTATATCATCACGCATTTCTTGGATTGGTTTGATAAGAAGCTCTATGAGAATATTCTGTAATTCTTCAATTTTAGCTTTCTGGGCTTCTTCTTCAGCAGAGAGTTGTTTAATTTCGTTTTCCATTTTTTGAAATGTTATTAAAGTTATTTTTAATTCTGTAATGATGTCTTACTGCTAATAAGACCATAAATACTGCTCCATAGAACAGATAGGCAAACAATAATTGCAGGTAAGAAAACTCTCCACTTAATTTAGCCCAAGCAGAGGCAACATTATGTACAAAAATTACATAGATAAGTACACTTATCCATAAAAAAGTTTTAGACAGCAAGAAATTTTTCATTGCTTTAAATATTAAAATTTAACAATAGTGTTTTCTTCAGATCTAGATGAAATAATATGTAATACTAAAACTACATCACCGGTAATCTCATCTACTATTTCAGAAATAGCTACATTAGGAATAGCATCTATTACCTCCTGTATATCTACTTGTTGAGTCACTGGACCTTTTGAATTACCGCAAGTCCAAAAATGTCCATTATCAGTTTTAGATTTATGGATATTAAAGCAAGGTTCATCAGGATTTAATCCTTCAGCCCTTTTAATTTCATCAATTGTATATGTGTTTAGTATCATATTATTTTAAAATTAAAGGTATCCTATACTATTAATATAGGATACCTGTTTTAGCCTATTCTTGTTATTATATACTGTAGTGAATTAACAAAAAACTCAATATATAATAGGAATAGGTAAATGAATAAGTAATGCATTAGAATGTCTAACCCTTTGACAAACAATTTCCCCTAAATTTCAATTAAAAATCTAATTGTTATCTCTAATGCATTACTTAAAGGATTTTCCGAAGTATCTCTTTAAATTTCAGACACGTGTATTTTCCAAGCTTCGAGACTAGTTTTCACTGCAATAGCTACTTGAGTCCTACTAAATGTGCTATGCAAAAATGTATAAACATTTAAAAAGGATTCGGAAAAAATTATTATTCTGAAAGGTCTGCAGAATAGCAAAGCTTTTGCTCTTCTGACAGAAATATACATTCAGAATTATTTTTATTTGAGAAGACTTCAGTGAATCTTACTCCTGTAGGTAATTTAATACCATCTTCTATCCAACCAAGATGTGTAATACCTTGTTTTTTAAGTTGTTTAACACAATCTTTGTAATTTGAAAAGTTAAATTTAGCCATAATTTTAACCAATTTGAAAGAATAAATCTTTATTATCTTTTATTATATAATTAGGTTTATGTAAACCAAGGAGATCTATCCAGTGACTTGCTGGTAGTAATCTTTCATCACCAAAAGAAGGAGTATTATAACCATTTAATGGGACATAATGAAGTTGTGTTCTTGAATAGCGGTTCATATTAAATATAGCTAATTCAATAGAATAATCACCAAAATGTTCTAAAACTCCATGGGTAATGGTAAGAGCATTAGGTGTTACTGGTATGCCATTACTATTGAAAATATCATAAACAGTAAATGATATATTATCTGATCCTGCTAATAATGCCCCATTTTTAGGATAAAGATCTCTATCAATATAACAAGATAGATTTTTCTCTGCTAATACAAGCATGCCAACATCCTTATCTCTTAGTTTGTACTTAATATTAGGAAATTTAGGAAATAATTGCTTTGTTATACTTCCTATACCACATCCTTCTTCAATAATTGTGGTAATATCTCCTTCATCTAGTCTTTTACAAATCATATCAATAAATAGTCCATACTTCTCAGCAAAATAAGCTTCGTAGTATAGACTATTTACTCTAAATTTATAATAATCCGGCCAATTTTGTGTACCCATCGTCATTCATTTCTTGCATAGGATATAATACATATATAAAGATCAATTCTTCGATCTGTATCCTTAATGAGATATAAGGTTTGTATTGTTGAAATAGCATAGAAAGAGTGAGATTATTATTCAGGTGATCAGTACCATCAGTTTTATAGAATTTATCAGAGTTTTTAGTATCAACTTCTTTAAATCCTGTGTATGTAATGTACTTAATTCCTCCTTCTCCTCCATCAAATGAGAATGACTTATTCAATGTGTCAAGAGTGACGGTCAAGAACGGCTGATCTGAATACTCCTCCATTTCTCCACCTTCCATCATCATATAGACAGAAGATACAGCAAATTGAGTTGTATGATCAATAGGTTTTTCTACTTCCCTCTTAGGAGGGTTACAACTAAATGAAATAATAGCAATGATGCTTAATAAAATAAAGTTTTTCATAATAATAAATATAAGATTGTTGGTAATTTCAATAAATAATATCCTCATACTAATCAGCCTTAAGACAATGAGTAGAGTAAAAAAGGAGGTACCCGATTAAGGTATGAGGATATTAAGGGAGCAGTATAAAGTGTTAGTAGGCACGATATTAATCGTTCTCTATGTTACTTGATACCTATCTATGGCTAGTAACACTTTATACTTTTATTTAAAACATTATAGACTTATCTTTTCTGTGGATTATTATCACAATTGGCTTCTAAGTCATAACCGCTTTATCAAGTCTCATAATCAACATTAAGTTAAACCTTGTCAAGGTTTTAATACTATTATAAGAGAGACATTATAATATTTTAAATTATAGCTGGACAATTAGGATTCGAACCTATATTTCAACACATACACTCATGGTTGCGTTCTACTTGTTGAACTATGTCCATAGGGATTAGATCTTATAGAACTATCCCATTTGTTGTTTGATTTTTTCTTTTAAGTATTCCAAGAAATCTAATCTTATTTGAAGCTCTCCTGGTCTAAACCAGAACCATCCTAAACTAGAATTTTTGTAGATGTGATTTCTGCTAATTCTAAATGTTGTAGCCTCTTCAAAATTAAAAAGAGGTATTGACTTTTTTCCAGCATGATTTCTTGCATAAATTTCACTAACCCCATCTTTAATAAGGCTATGACGAAAATTATTAAGACACATTCCAATACTTAATTCTGAATGAAACATTAGTTTATTAAATGCAGTATCTATGGCACTACAAAGACCTAAATCAGATGGTAGTATTTTTATTGCTTCATCAATTATCATTAATTGAATCTTCAATGGTAATGTTTCCATTTTCTTCTTTTATTTGGTTAATAATCTTAGATCTCAGATAATTAAGAAACTTAATTCTTATATTTAGGTCATCACATTTAAACCAAAACAGATGTTCATTAGCTCCATCATATTTGCTTAAATTAGAGTCTTTTAGAAACTGCATAGCATGTCCAAATGTAAATAAAGGAAGAGCTCTTCTTTCAATAGCTGTGGTACCCCAAGGAATTAGTGATCTTTTATAATCTCTTTCAAACTTATTGATTAGTTTCTGATCTTTTGAATCTGCTTCTGTCTTAAATTCTATGTATGCATCATATAATACAGCACATATACTATATGGAATAAAATCACTCTTCATGAGTTGAATAGTCTTATCAATAAGAGCTAATTGTAATTGTAATGGTAATGCTTTCATAGTATTATTGAATAATAAGTTTATATTTAATATGTTGTAGGAATTGCATTCTTATCATATAATCATCTTTCTTAAACCAAAAACCTGCTCTAGAAGCATTATCATGTTTAGGAAGATTATTGTCTATTAAGAAATTTAATGCTTCTTCATAATTTAATAATGGAACTGAATATCTACCTGAATGTTTTATCGCTTGTATTTCATTTAATGTAGTTCCTACTAAATCATTTCTAAAATCAGTCAATGCATTATAGACAATACCTCCATTATCGTATCTAACATTATTAAAAGCATCATCAAATATTCTACATAGACTAAAGTGATCATCTTTATCAAGAATAGCCTCATTCAAGAGTCTAATTGCTTCTTTAATTATAAGAAGCTGAATTTCTTTTGGAAGTGTTTTCATGTTATAATTGCTCTCTAAGTTTAGACTGTATATACTCTAAGAATAATATTCTGGATTTATAATCATCTGCCCAAAACCAATATCCTAGTTTATTTGAGAACAGATATACAGGAAGGTTAGCATCTTTAATGAATTTATTAGCATTCTCATAATTAAATAATTCAATGGAATGTCTACCAGCTTTGTTTATTTCGGCTCCCCAGGGAACAATAGAGTTATCCAGAAGGTATTCTGCAAAAGAATTCATCTCTTCTTTCCACTCTGAATAAGTACGAGAGAACCTTATTGTAAAAAAGACTTCATCTAATATATTACATAGACTATAAGCACCTTCTTTATCAGCAATTTTCTCTTTTAGTAAACGAATAGCTTCCCTAATAATAATTAGTTGAAGTTCTTTTGTTAATGTTATCATAATACCTAATGGGATTATATTGTTATAAATAATAGTTAACTTGTAAAATTGGGGTCATCTGTAAAATAGGTGAAAGGGTGAGGTTTGTTATTATCTAACTCTTTCAATCATTAACTCTTTAAGTAATTAATTGATCAACAATAAATTAAGTCAATCCATATATATTAACCATGCTATTAATATGTTCGAAATACTATAGTTAATTAATACATATGGACGACTTAATAACAATGAATTCTAATCATTGAATAACACCTAATGAAATTTAACAAAATTGTACCTTCAATATAATATTATTAAATAGGTGTTAAATAGAAGAGTTTATCACAACTGTTCTACTAAGATAATACTCTCTATCTACTTAAATAAATAGATAGGGAATACTTATATAATCTATTGTAATTCTTGAATGGTAATTCTTAAATAAACAATAGGTTAAAAAAAGGGGCCGAAGCCCCTTTGGTCTGTATGGTTAGAATGTAACCATAACATTGTTTTCACCACGTTTGTGGAGAACCGGAATGTCACCGTCTGCTGTTGAGAGCACGCTCACACAAACAAGGCGAGGATTTTCTGCATATGTTGCTGCAAGTTGCTGAGGTGTCAGTTTTGAAGTGACAGCTCCTCTAACTGAGCCAACCTGGAAGAATACCTTACCAGTCTTAGGGTTCTGAATGATGTCAAGTGCTTTTTCAGAAGCACTGAATCCTTCCTGAATTTTGAGAGCGTCTACTGTAACGGTAGAATTAGGTTTGAAAGTAGCTGTTGTTGCCATGATCTGTAATTGTTAAGAGTTAATAATAACAAGGGGGGACCTCCCCCTCGCCACAATTAAGTGGGGGGTGGTTGGTTAGGTATCCAACGCTTATGACAACAAAAACTTTTTCAAATTTTTTTTATAAAAAATTTTTTTAGAAAAAACATCATTTGGTTTATAAATTTTTTATACCTATATTTGCCACCGTCATTCATCCAGGTACTACTCTAGTAAGGTAAAAGGCTTGGAATTATGATAGGTGGTTGATAATTACCCAATTAAAGATCATCTTTAGGAAAAGGAGAATAAACCCTCTAGGCTAGAGCGTATCATCGCAAAGGGGAATACTAGTGAAGGGGCCCTATTTAATAGGGAATACTAATAGAGACGTGAAGTCCTTTTCTAAAGTGAAACCACACATTAAAATGGTGAGAAGAGTGAGAGCCTCTAGGGTACTTTTATATAATTAATTATCTCTTATACTTAACTAATAATTCTATAGTAAGTATAAATCATTCTAAAGTATTGATATTTAAATAAGTATAACTTATGATACCATAGGTTATACATCTGTATTTCTATTCATTTAACCTATATACTTAATAAAAAACTAAAAATTATTACTAAAAATTTGGATAGTAATTATTTTTAGCATATCTTTGTATTGAATTTAAAACAGCGGGGTGGTGTAGTGGTAACATATGGGACTCATAATCCCAAGTTCAGGGGTTCAAATCCTCTCCCCGCTACCAATTAAAAACTAATTATTATGCAAGAGTATATCGCATTAAAGGTTAAAAAAGTTGAAACTACTGGAATAGAAGATGCAAAAGATGCAAATTATTTTTCTAGTGATCCTAGCAAAGCATTTGGATATAAAGTCACATTCGAAAATGGAGACACCAAATGGTTTCCTTTTAGACACATTGAATTAGATGCAAAAGAACTAGTAATGGACCATAATGCTATCTTTATTAGTAGGAAAGATCATTTAAAACAATTCAAGACTGAAGAGACTTTTAAAGATAGGTTAAAAACTGAACATTTTGAACTTAAAAACAAACTTGAAAAACTCAAAATCTTTATGGATACAAGAGAAGTATTTGATGCAATAGATCTTACAGAACAAGAGTTTTTAAGAAAACAATGTTCTTACATGGAATCCTACTTAACAATATTGGAATGTAGGATGGAATATTTAGGAATACCAATTAATTAAAACTAATACAGTATGACAAAGATCGCAAATGAAGAGAGTCATCTTCCGGATAAGAAAGAATATTCTCAAGAAGAGATAAACTCAATTGACGTGTATTATTGTGCAGATTGTCTATCTTTAAGGATAAGATCTACTGAAGAAGACCTTTACTTTTGTGATAGTTGTTGTTCTGCAGATATAGAGAGAGCTAATATACAGGAATGGGATAAATTATATCAAGCTAGATATGGCCATTCTTACTTAACTAAAAAACAAACAAAGCATGGGAGATAGTAAAAAATTTGTTCCTAAACAAGCGGAACAACCACAGCAAAAGAAACTGAGTTATGAAGAACTTACTCAGGTAGCTAATGAGCTACACCAACAAACTCAAATGTATGCTCAAAGAATGCAACAAATGCAAAATCAAATGCAAGAACTTGCAAGAGGTGAGAGGATTCAAGTACTTGGATTTGCTTTTAAAGTACTGGAACATTCAGATAAGTTCCATGAAGCATTTGTAAATCAAATGATTGAGCTTGTGCAAGAAGCATTGCAACCTGTAGAAACTAAACCAGAGCCGGCAGCTGAACCTGCTAAACAAGAGTAAATCATGAAACTTTCTGACAATGGTAACTTAAATATAGCTAGGGTTCCTACTAATTTAAGAGACAAGCGGAAGAACTTCTTTAGAATATGGTTAGAGCTTATGAGACCAATGCATAAGCTCACCTCTAAAGAAATAGAGGTTTTAGCTGCTTTTCTACAGAAAAGATTAGAACTATCAAAGAGTATTATTGATAGTAATCTACTTGACCAAACTTTATTAGGTACTGAGATCAGAAAACAAATAAGAGAAGAGTTAAACTTATCAGCTACACACTTTCATGTGATAGTTACAAAGCTTAAAAAGGCTGGGATAATTGTTAATAACAGGATCGACAAGAAGTACATTCCTAATTTAAAGGGTGATGCTACTAGTTATAAGCTGGTCTTTTTATTTGAATTTGATTAAAGATGCTTAATAAGAATCTTGACAAAATAGCTGGAGAAGTTTCTAAGGAATTAAATATACCAAAAGAGGTTGTATTAGTTGCTTACAGAAGCTTCTTCCAGTTTAGTAGAGAGGTATTTGCAAACATACCTTTTGAGGAGTTGAAGACTCCCGAAGATTTAGAAAAATATCGTGTAAGTATTAATGTACCTTTCCTAGGTAAATTCTATTCTAATTGGAATAGAGTAGTACATACAAGAATAAAAAAAGAAAATATAAATAAGAAGAATGAAAACAAAGAAACTAATAATTAAAGGAGTATCACCTCTATTCACAAGAATCATTACTACATCAGATAGATATAATGAAGCAGATTCAGTAGACGCTAATGGTCTTATTGATCCTAAAAAAGCAGGAAGTCTAAAAGATATACAGACTATAGTTGAAATAGGAACATCTGTAAGATTTGTGAAACCAGGAGATAAAGTATCTCTTAACTTAAGTAGATATGGAAAAACAAAATACCATAAGAATTCTACTGCTGCAGATATGGATGAGAACTATAATGCTATTCTATCTTATGAAGTACCTATGATAAAGATAGAAAGTCAGGAAATGCTATTTATTGATGAGGGAGATGTTGAATTTATCGTAAGAGATTTTGAAGAGATTGAAATAGAAGTTAACCTATCAGGACTAGCAACTGTACCAATGAAATCAAAGTTAATACTTAATTAATATGAAACTATTTATATATGAAGGTTATAAACTTGATATATCTCCTGAAGCATTTGCAATAAAGGCTTTCCGGGATATTGTAGAGAGAGATAAAACTCCAACAAAAGAAATAGCTATGCTTGAATTAGCATACATCTACTTTATGTATGATCCAAGGAGTGATTATAGTTATATAGTAGAAGATGCTGAAAGAAGTGCTTTAATTATCAAGCAAGAAGGACTTCCAAAAGATTGGAAACCAGATGAACTTGTTAAAGTTGCAATTGAAGTTTATCAAATACTTACTAGAACTACATATTCAGAATTGCTTAAAGGGTTAAGATCAGCTATTGATAAGACCAAAAAGTTTTTTGAAACTATGGATTTAGGAGCAACAGATGATAAAGGAAGGCCTAAGTATACAATAAACTCAGTGATATCAGCTGCTAAAGATATTCCAAAACTTATTAAAGAGATTGCTGCAGCAGAAAGATTAATTATCCAAGAAATTGAAGAGGCTGGAAAGATGAGAGCTAATAAAGCCAAAAAAGTTCTTGAAGATGGATTTGACACATTTATAACAGATGAAGAATAATTATGGAATTAAATGAATTTCAAACTCCTATAACTGATGAGTTAATTGCTTCTCTTACCAAAGAGGAGCAAGACTCTTTTTATGACTATATCAATAATGTAGAATTTATTAAACGCTGTATAGCTAAAGAGAGACCTCGTGCTAAAGACCTTGAAAGAGATTCTAAAGGTAGGATTATAGTTGATATCTGTAAGCCACACTTACTTGAAGATATGGATTACTTCAGACCTGCCGGTAATTTCTTTAAGAAGCATGGTATGTATACTAATCTTAGGCCTAATGGAAATCCTAATAGTGAATATGGTAGGTTCTTACAACAAGAATTAAATAGATGTTGGGAAGGATATGTAAGAGAATCTGATGGAGAGTGGATTCCAGGTGAGTTATATTTCTATTGGAATTATACACCAATCTTATTATCAGAAATTATTGGTAATACTTCACAAGCCGATCGTGTGGAAGACTTTCCTGAAGTATGGGAAGCTACTTACTTTTGGGCACATTATATGGAACAAGCTAAGAAAGGAGGAATTTATAATGACTTTAAAGGTGGAGAAGATGCTGTAACTATTGCACGACGTGGTGTTGGTAAATCATACTATATGGCCTCTGTATTAGCAAGAATCTTTACTATAGGTGCGTCTAAAAAAGTTAGAAAAAAAGTTAAAGGTTTAGTAGTGGCTTATGAAAAGGAATACCTTAATAAAGATGGTATTTTAAATAAGTTCATAAATATGATTGACTTCTTAGCAGAAAATACACAATTTCCATCAGCCAGGATTAAGAATAGTCCAGGTGAAATGAGTTGGAAAATGGGTTATGTAGATGCAATATCAGGTATTGAGAAAGGGACTCTAAATGAAATTCTTGGTTTATCAGCTAGAGATAATCCAGATAAAGTCCGTGGTAAACGATCTCATGAAGTTATTTATGAAGAGTTTGGATCATTCCCTAAATTCCTTGAGACCTGGGTTACATCTGAATATAACGTAAGAGAGGGAGATTATTCTTTTGGTAGAAGACTAGCTATTGGTACCGGTGGAACAGAGGGTTCAGACTTTTCAGGAGCCTTAGAGTTACTCTATAACCCACGAGGTTATCATGTATATGGATTGCCTAATGTATTTGATAAGAATACTAGAGGTAAAAGTACAACTATTCTATTCTTAGGTGCTTACTTAAATAGAAAAGGATTCTATAATAAAGATGGAGTATCTGATGTAGTAGGAGCTTTAGTATCAGAAATTAAAGCGAGAAGTATTATTAAATATAACTCTTCGGACCCAATGGCTATCACTAGAAGAAAGGCTGAAATGCCGATTACTCTACAAGAAGCTATTATGAGAAGAGATAGTACTTTATATCCAGTAGCAGATCTTGTTGATGTTATTAATAACATAGATTCTAATACTAGTCACTGGGATAACATGTGGGTTGGAAAATTACAAGCTACTAATGGAGAGATCACATTTTCTCCAGATGGAATTTCAGATTTAATCAAAGATTTCCCTCATAAAGATAATAAATTAGAAGGTTCTATATGTATAAGTGATATGCCACAAACTGATTCAAATGGAAGAATACCATGGGGTAGATATATTGCCGGTATTGACCCATATGACGATGATGCATCTAATACTTTATCATTAGGTGCCTTATATATACTGGATTTATGGACAGATAAGCTTGTATTTGAATATGTAGGTCGTCCAACATTCGCAGATGATTTCTATGAAAATTGTAGAAGAGCTTTATTATTCTATAATGCTGAATGTAATTATGAGAATAATAAGAAAGGATTATTTAAATACTTCAGTCAACATAATGCATTATATTTATTATCTGATACATTAGAGTTCCTTAGAGATAAAGATATGGTTAAAGGACAATTATATGGAAATAAAGCTAAAGGTATTAATGCTACTGATCCTATTAATGCTTATGCTAGAAGGAGTATCCGTGATTGGTTATTAAAACCAGTCAGTACTTGGACTGTAGATGAAGAAGGAGATGATGTAGAAATAGTAGTTAAAAACCTTACTTTTATACCATTTAAAGCTTTATTAAGAGAACTTTCTTTATGGAATCCTGATGGAAACTTTGACCGGCATGACGCTTTAGGAATGTTAATGTTATTAAGAGAAGATAAACTCAGACTACTTGGAGTACAAAGTCCCTCTGAGGCAGCTGCTGAAAGAGATGCGGATTATTTAGGTGATGACGACTTCTTTAAAAACAATTATATTTCAGAAAGACCAGACTCATATCATAACAGAATGAGTAAACAAGTATTACAATCTTAATAATAATGATTACTTTATAGTAATTATTTATTATTTTTGCGAATAAATAAAATTGCATTAATATGTTAACATTTAAAAACCTTCCTCCTCAACAACTCCCATTTAGTAAAAAAACTAAAGAGTGGAGATTAAGTCATTTAGAATGGGCTGACAAGCGTACATTCTTTTATGATAATACAGTAAGAAAGTCAATCCTTCGTAAGAGGGTTAATTATAATTTAGTAAATGGTATTCTTGATATGGAAGATGTTGCTCTTGTATTAAATCCAGAACAAGTTCAAGCCAGTTATGTACCAAGCAAAATTCAACACTATCCTATAATTAACTCAAAATTAAAAGTTTTACAAGGTGAAGAACTTGAAAGACGCTATAACTTCCGAGCTATTGTAACTAATCCTACTGCTGTCTCAGAGATAGAGAGGAATAAAAAGGAGGCTATCTTTCAACACTTACAACAACTTGTTGAAGATCAAAATCTTTCTGAAGAGGAGATGCAAAAAGAGATTGATCGAATCCAATACCATTATAATTATGAATGGCAAGATCTTAGAGAACAGCGTGCAAATTATTTATTAAATCATTATATAAAAGAACTATCTGTAAATCTTAAGTTTAATTTAGGTTTTATGGATGCTCTTATTGTTGGAGAGGAAATTTATCAATGTGATATAGTAGGCGGGGAGCCTACATTTGAAAGAGTTAATCCTATGAAACTCCATGTATTTAGAAATGGGTATTCAACAAGGATTGAAGATGCAGATATGTTAATCTATATAGACTATTGGTCTCCAGGTAAAATTATTGATACATTTTATGATGTCCTTACAAAAAAGGACATGGAGTATATTGAAAATCTCCCTACTACAGAACAAACTGAAATGTATAATATAAGTGAAACAGATGGTTTTATTAATATGGCTGATGTAGATACCTCTGAAAATGGTGCTGGAGCAGTGATTGATAACTTTGTTTTATTTGGACAATCTACTTCAGGCATTGGTACTAATTATTTTGACAATAATGGTAATATTAGAGTATTAAGAGTTTATTGGAAAAGTCGTCGTAAAATTAAGAAAGTTAAATTTTATGATCCTGAAACAGGTGAAGCTAATTATGAATTTTATGGTGAAAATTATAGAATTAATGAAGAAGCTGGTGAAGAAGAACAAATCTTTTGGGTGAATGAGGCTTGGGAAGGTACAAAGGTAGGACAAAAAGTATATGTTAACATGCGTCCGAGATTAGTACAGTATAACAGACTATCTAATCCATCAAGATGTCATTTTGGTTTTGTAGGATCTATGTATAATTTAAATGATTCTAAGCCATTCTCTCTTGTAGATCATATGAAGCCATTTGCTTATTTATATGATGTACTTCATGATAGGTTGAATAAAGCTATTGCTGCTAACTGGGGTAAAATTCTTAAGTTAGATTTAGCACTTGTACCAAAAGGTTGGACCATTGAAAAGTGGCTTCATTATGCTAAAATAAATCATATAGCTGTAACAGACTCATTTAAAGAAGGTAATAAAGGACAAGCTACTGGTAAACTTGCTGGTATGATGAATAATCAATCCTCAGGTGCCATTGATGCAGAAACCGGTAATTATATTCAACAACACGTCAATTTACTTGAGCTTATCAAGATGGAAATGTCTGAAGCCATAGGTATATCAAAACAAAGGGAAGGTCAAATTTCTAATAGAGAAACTGTAGGTGGTGTAGAAAGATCTAATCTTCAATCATCACATATTACAAGATCTTTATTTGCAGTGCATGATGACGTAAAAAAGAGAGCTTTAGAATGTCTCTTAGAAACATCTAAAGTAGCTTTAAAAGGAGGTTCAAAGAAATTCCAATATATTTTATCAGATAGTACTTCAGAAATTGTTGATATAGATGGTGATGAATTTGCAGAAGCAGATTATGGCATTGTAGTAGATGGTTCACCAGAAACTTCAAATCTTGAAGGAACATTAAAAGAAATTGCACACGCTGCTATTCAAAGTGGTAATATGCAATTCTCTTCAATTCTTAAAGTACTTACCACACCTTCTATGGCTGAGATTCAAAGAATTATTGAAAAAGATGAACAACTTATTCAAGAAAGAAATGCTCAAAATCAACAAGCAGAACTTCAAGCTAAACAACAAATAGAGCAAGCTAAACTTGAATTTGAATATGAAAAAATGGCTGCAGAGGATGCTAGAAATATAAGAGATAATGAAACCAAATTATTAATTGCTAATATTAAAGGAACCAGTGAAACTCAAGAAGATGGTATTGAAGAAATTGATCCTTCAGAAAAAGCTAAACTTATGGAAAATATTAGACAATTTAATGAAAGGCTTGCATTTGATCGGGAGAAATTAGCTACTGAAAGTGCCCTTAAATTAAAGGCAATTCAAAGTAAACCTAAAACAACTACTAAATAATGGGATTATATAGATATATATCAGGCCTTGGAGAAGTTTGGGTAGACTCAGTTCCCCCACCACAAAATACAACTAATGTATTATGGTTAAAACTTCCAACCTCTATTGAGCAAGGAGTGCAATTTTTAGTATGGATTGATAAAGGAGATAACTCAGGAACTTGGCAACCTCTTGTAGGTACCAAAGGAGATACTGGTCCATCAGGTGTAGTAATGCAAAATGCAGAACCTGCAGATGAAGATGTATTAGTCTGGGTAGATCCGGATGAAGCTCCTGGTACAATACTGGAAATTAAAAATTCATTAGGAACAGATCCTGTAAATGCAATAAGTCAAAAAGCTGTAACAGATGCTTTAGATGCATTAAAAGAATATGTTGATCAAAAAGTACAACAAAATTCTCTATACCAACTTTGGTTAGATGCAGGAAATTCCGGAACTGTACAAGACTTCCTGGATAGTCTTAAAGGAGATAAAGGAGATCAAGGTTTGTCTGCTTATCAAGTGGCTCAAATTAATGGTTTTACAGGAACAGAAGAAGAGTGGCTATTATTGCTACAGAACTAACAAGCTAATATAACATACCATGCATATTTGTCTAATAGCTATTAAAGTAAAGTCAGACTTAGTTTGGCAAACCATCCCTATGATAAAAGGGCCTCAGGGAGATTCAGCATATCAAATTGCTTTAAATAACGGGTTTGAAGGTACTGAAGAGGAGTGGTTAGAATCTTTAAGTCATGGACCTAAAGGGGATGATGGTGTATCAGGAGATACTCCTCAATTTATTTTTAAAAGAACTGCTGATTCAATAGCCCCTATTACACCTGAATCAACAGGAGATGCTATTCCAGAAACTTGGAGTAATAGACCTTTAGGAGTAACAGCTGTAGCAAAGTATGAATGGGTATGTATGAGAGTCAAATCTAATAATATTTGGAGTGTATTTTCAGCTCCAGCTCTCTGGGCTATTTATGGATTTGGAGATTCCTTACCTGAAATTTATATTGAAGATGTTAATAACCTACAAGAAACCTTAAATAGTTTAGAGACTTCTATTAGTAATAAAATAGACGACTCTTTATTACCTGAACTAGAGACTATTAAATTACCAGGAGCTGATGCTTTTGGAGTAATCTTACCTAAATATATACCAGCAGCTACTTCTACCTCTTTCGGAGGTATTAAATTAGGTTCTACTTTAGTAATGGATCAAAATGGAGTAGCTAATGTACAATTAAAAATGAGAGAGCTTGATGAAGCTCTTACAGCAGATCCGGAAGATGGAGCTGCTATCATATGGGATAAAGCTACTCAAAAATATAAAAATACAATATTATCTATTTCAGGAACATTTCATCCATATAAAGGTAATATTAATCTTGATTTAACAGCTAAAACTCTCAAATCAGTAAATTTACTTTTACCAAAGACAGTTCCTACTATTGCAAATAATGAAGTAGGTATATACGCTCTGGAAAATGGTTACACTCTTGAAGACCCAGGTGCTGGGGGTGTATCAATTTTAGATGATTTAGACGATGTATTATTAGCCAATCAAGCTAATGGAGATAGTTTATTTAAAGAAGGTCTTAACTTCGTTAATAAACCAGCATACACTAAGGATCAAGTAGATACTTTATTTTTAGGATTATCAACAAATTATCATCCTTATGGGGGTAGTGATTTGATTGATTTTAGAGCTAGAAGATTATATAGTAAAGTATTGTTTATTCCAACAGGAGAATTTATTCCTCCTGATGCTGGAGTAGCTATATTTGCTAAAGAAAATGGATATTCGATAGTTGATCCGGAAACTTCAATTTCAGAATTTGCAGACTTATCTGATATAAGTGCTCTTACTTGGTTGAATGGACAAACTATTATGTATCGTAATGGTATATTCTCTAATGAATCTATTTATAATAAAGGAGAAGTAGATACTCTCTTAGGTAATTTAAATATGTCGAATTACCTTACAAAGACTGAAGCATTATCAAAATATCATCCAAAATTCGGTCTTGATAATGGAACCCCTTTAGATTTAACTGCGGATAGATTAAAATCAAATGTATTACTAATTCCTAAAGATGAACCTATAGCATTAGAAAACAATGAGGTTGCAATTTATGCTACAGAGAATGGCTACACATTAGTAGATCCACAAGGAAGTTCTGGAACTCTTATTGGTTTAGAAGATGTATTAATAGATACTCCTCTAGAAAATCAAGCTCTTTTATATGTATTTGCTACTCAAAAATGGATAAATAAAACATTGAGTTTTAACATGTTTGGGGATTCTTTAAGTGCTGATTTAGTAGCTACTAATGACTTAAGGAGGTTTGTAACTATTACTCAAATAGCTGAATGGAATGCTAAATGGAATTATGATGAAAATACAATTAAAAATGTAAAAGTAAATTTAGCAGCTGACTCTGAGAAACTTGGTGGAATAGACGCTAGCAAATACTGGCATGATGCTAATTCTAATTTATTTACTGTAGATTGGAAAGCTAGAGTATTAAGATCTAAATCTTTATCAATTCCAAAAGAACTACCGGTAGATTTACTAAACAATGAGGTTGGGTTATTTGCGTTAGAAAATGGATATAGTTTAGAAGAGCCTGGTGGAGGAACTGCTGTTACAGTACTTAATGATTTATTAGATGTAATTAATGTACTTCCAAATCAAAATGATATACTTTATTATAATCTTATTAACTCTGCTTATGTAAATGGACCATTACTATTCAATATGATTTCAGGTAATCTGGATTCATCTAGGATAACTACTACTAATACAACCAGATTTGTAAGTGATTCTCAAATAGCATTTTGGAATGCTAAAGAAGATGCAGCTAATAAAAATCAACCAGGTGGATATGTAGGTTTAAATCTTACAGGAAAAATTGATTATGCATTTATACCAGACTCTATTTTAGGTCAAGTAAAATGGGGAGGCACTTTCGATGTCAATGGACTTATAACATCTCCAGTAGCTGCTCTTAATGGATTAAATATTAATACTCTATCAGCTACAGATTATTCTGGATACTATTTTATAGCACAAGCAGATATAACAGTTTCTGGAATAGAACTTAAAGTAGGAGACTGGTTAATTTCTAATGGAGCTGCAGGATGGGCAAAAGTAGATAATACTGATGCAGTAACTTCTGTTAATGGGAGAATTGGAGCCGTCACTCTTACTAAATCAGATGTAGGATTATCTAATGTTGATAATACAGCTGATAGTTTAAAAAATGTATTGTCAGCAACTAAATTATTTACTCCTAGAACATTATGGGGTAAATCTTTTGATGGAACTGCCAATGTGTCAGGTGATCTAGTTGATGTAGGACATCTTACTGGAAATGGTATCTTGTCAATGGGAGCTATTTTAATTCCTAAAGTAGCTTATGCAGGTATTCCTAATAATGCAGTAAGTATTTATGCATTAGAGAATGGTTATTCTGTAGTAGATCCAGAGGCCGGTACTGTAGGAAGTTTAAATGATTTATCAGATGTAACTCTTATTGCAAGAGCAGATAAACAATTACTTTATTATAGCAATGCTCTTGGAGAATTTACTAATGGATTAATTGACTTTAGTTTTATTCAAGGAAGTCTTGGTGCAGATAGAGTTCTTGAAACAGTTGATAGAAAATTTCTTACTCCTACATATATTTCAACTTGGAATGCTAAACAGAATGCTCTTGCTTTTGTAGAAACAACTGAGGGTAGATTTTTAAGAGATGATAATACATTCCAATTGATGGAACCACCTGTAGGAGGTTTTGCTAATAACTTGTATTTCTCAAGTATTCCTTCTGATATAGGAGGATATTATACTCTTAGTTATAATGCAGACTCAACTACTACTAATGTTTCTACAGCAGTACAAGTTACTGATGGAGATAAATTGGTAGCTACTTACCTTTATCCAACAGGAGTTGATGTAGAGGACTTTCCTGGTGGTTTATGGTCATTTGCATTTTATGGAAATGTAGATATTGCTGTAGGTATTACTCAAATAGGAGTACAATACTTTAAAAGAGCTACTAATGGTGTAGAAACTAACTTATTTACTTCTTGGAGTTCTGACATAAACAATACTGCTAACGGTTATATAAAATTTGATTCTACACAACCTATTTTTGATGTAAGCCCTACAGATAGAATGGGTGCTAGAATTCTTGTTAGAACAACACATGTTGGGATTGTAAATATCACTTATCAATTAGGTGATGGATATGCAGCATATCTTAATAACCCAAATAGAATTAGACACTCTCAATTAAGAGCTTTAAATGGAGATAATAATTTCCTACATATAACTCTTACAGAGAAAACTAATTATCAGGCTGGATATGCTCATTCTTTATTAACAGGAAATCCTCATTCTACTTATATGTCCCATATCATGGATACTACATTTACAGGTCTTCAATCAGGCCATGTAATGATGTATAATGCATCTACTGGCAAGTGGTACAACAGTTTTGTAGATATGACAGAGGTTGTAGACCTTGCTGATGCTTTAGCTACAAAACAAAATCAACTCAACGGCACAGGATTAGTTCGTATGAATGGTACTGGTGTGAGTTACGATAATAATTCTTACGCTTTAACAAGTCATAATCACAATGGAACTTATATTCCTGTTGGTGGTCTTTACTTATTATCCGATGGGCTTTCGGCTCTAACTAGCACTGTAGCAACTACTAATTTTAGAACAAGCATTTTTGGTGCAGCAACAATTGGTTGGCAAATTAAGGCTTGGAGATGGGATGATGTACCAACACTTCTTTCAGGATATAACAGTTCTTACGGTACAGCTATTGTTTGGGCTGGCAGCGATACTCACGGATTCTTAGCATTAGATTATAGTACACCTAACGCAACTATTGGTGGTGGTTATAGTGATAACATAAGTTGGAGAGCTAAACTTTACCACACAGGCAACATAGCAACCATCAAATCTGATTTAGGTCTAGGCTCTAATGCTTACACCTCAACTGCTTATTTGCCTTTGAGTGGGGGGGACTTAAGCGGAAAATTACGGTTATTTCAAGCAAGTAAATTACGGTGGGAGTTGGCCTACTCCGACGCGTTTTTATATGCTGAGGACAATGATATTGCAAGGGCCGCTCAGTACTATCACTACGCCGCCAACCAGTTACGATTTTATTCGAAAAATGCTACTGGAGCAGATAGTGGGATTGATTTAAGGGTTTATAACGGGGCCAGTTACCAAGCAGTACTACATGCCGGCAACTATACCTCCTACGCCGCCCCCTCAAGTGGTTCTGCTAATTATATACAAAATCAAGATTCTGTCGCTCAATCAGCAAGCATAAAAATTAATGGAAGAATACAAATTGATAGGAATACAACCGGATTAATTTTTAATAGGGCTGCTACAAATAATTACTGTGGCATAAACTATTGGACGGCGAATGAGTATCAATGGTTCGTAGGAATGAGGGAAAACCTCTCCTCAAATAACTACATAATTTATAATGAAGGTACAGGCACAGATGCTTTAACTATATCAAAAGCGAATAACTCAGCCACTTTTGCCTCAACTATCCAAGCCACCAACGCAACTTTCACTAACCTTTCAACAGGATATATCCCTTATAAGACAAGTGGGGCGTTTGGGAATAGTCCGATTTCAATTAGTGGCGGCAGTACATATATTTCGGGAGGAGGAACTTATGATAGCCCAAAATCTCTTATATTAACTCACCTAGAACCCTCTGTTTATTCTGCTTACATAGGGATAAGGCAGGAGGGGTTGGGCTATGCTCACCTATCATTTGGAACAAGGTCTGCAAGCACAGATTATATGGGCACTCTTAATATTGGTAATGGTAATGTAGGAGTTGGATATTTTGGAAGAAGTGAAAAGTTTGCAGTAGCGGGAAACGCTTACTTTAGAGATGGTTTATGGAGTAGTGGTGTAATCGAGACAACTTCTTACTTTAAAGGTAGGAGTGGTTCAATTATAGGTGATGCACTTACATCTCCATCTCTAGGTAGTATTTCAAGTATGTCTCTTGGGGTTTCGGGATACTTTTCTTATGGTACAGCAATCGGAGTTACAGGAGATGGAAATACATGGTTTCAATCACAAAGATTTGATGGAGGACAGTCAATTTATGACCTCATATTTCAACCTTTAGGTGGAAATGTAGCAATAGGATATTCGGGAAGTATAAATCACAAACTAAAGGTAAATGGTACAGGGTATTTTAATGGCCTACTCACTATTCAACCAACTACGGGTTCGTATTCAGAGGGAATTAGAATTGGGGCTTATAGCGGGTGGTCTAATGTGCAATTTAAGGTAAATACAGCAAACACAACAGGAACGCAGTCTGGACAGTGGTTAATTGGGGTGAACCCAGCAGATACTTGGTGTATGGTAAAAGGAGGCTCTGAGAGTGCTAGTACGATTCCTTCTAATGGATTAGCAATACCTTATACTTTAGCTAATATATATTTTAACTCAAATATAATGTATCACGCAGGGAATGCTAATAGAACCGATATAAGCTGGTCTGCATCTTCCGTAAAAATCGGAGACAACTGGGAAGCTATACCTAATGGAACTACTCTTGAACTGAGATTTAATACTTCCGCAAAAATGTATTTATCAGATTCTGGTGGATTATCAGCAGCCGCTTTTTACCATACCTCAGATATGAGGTTGAAAAATGTAATTCAGCCGTTAGGTAATGTATTGGATACTATTAAAAACTTTAAGACATTCTATTACACTGAGAAAGGTGGTTCAAAAATTATTCTTGGTATGTCAGCTCAAGAATTTGAACAGTACTTCAATCCTTTGGTTGGTAAGGATTCTAAAGGTTATTTAGCTTTGGAATATCCAAGAATAGGTGTAATAGCTATTAAAGCTATTCAAGAATTAGCACAAAGGCAAGATTCTTTAGCTAAAAAAGTATTTGAATTAGAATTAGAAGTTAAACAATTAAGAGCACAATTATGTCACAAGTAATAACTAGAAATGATGAACTTCTAGATGGAGGTCAAATTGAAAATAAATTACATGGTGCTTTAAAATCTGGACAATCTCCCTTTGGATTAGATGACAAGAGATGTTATGACAAAGGGCAGATTGCTACCAAGTATAATGCAGTATTTAATGGAGATTATGCTTTATCAGCAGATAATAGATTGCCTGCACATGAGGGATATAGGTCAGCTATATCTTTTAAATATGGCTCCAGTCCTTACAATGCTTACAATGCAGATTTTTCTACATTTTTATTCGTTGATTATGCTTTTGATGGGACTGCTTTTGCTCAAGTAAGGAATGGAACTTCTTTATACAATACAAATAATAACTCTGTAGGAGTAGGTTATTTTATGTTCTATACAGGTTCTGCATGGGCATATTGGACTACTAATACTTATGGAACTGTTGATGGTAATTATCAAATTTATGTTCCATCATATATAGAAGAAACTTGGGGACCATATTGCTATCAAACTAGTGATGTTAATGCAGATTTAGCCTCTATAGTATCTTATTTAGATACTAATAATGGTTGGACAGCTAATCTAGGTTCTATATATAAAAACTCTTCTACTGGAGAATGGCATGTATCTTTTAATCAAGCTATGGGGACTTGGGGTGCTAAGGCTAATGGAACTTATGTGCAGAATTGGGATTTAGAAGGAGATTGGCTTACTTATAGATTCAAAAGAATAAGTAATGGAGTAATTATAGAAGAGGGTGAAAGATATAAAAATACAACTAGAAATATATCTCCAGCATCTTTTTCAGTTAGTGCTAGTCAAAATAATATAACTGTCAATATTACATCTTCAGTAAAATGGTCTGTACAAGTTGCTTCAGGTGCATTTATAACAGGAGGAGGTACAGGTGAAGGAACTGGTTCAGTAACATTTACAGTTGCTTCTAATTCTGGAGGTGCAAGGTCTGGCACTATAACAGTTTCTGACCCTATTGGACAATTATCTTCTGTGAATATAACAGTAAGTCAAGCTGCTTATAGTGTACCTTTAAGTGAGGTTCCTTATTATGGATTTGTAGATTATAATTATCTAACTTTTGATTTAACTGAGGATAAAAATAATTGTTACTACAGTGGACAAACAGGTTCTATTTATTATAATTCTACTAATTACACATATTATCAAGATTCTGCAGGTAATTATACAGCCTTACCAGGAATGTACATGATTACTCAAGGTATGGATGGTTATCCTGGATTTAGTGATTCAGAGTTTATAACACTAAATTATTAGTAAAATAGTAAGAATAGTTGTATTTTATTGTTAATTAAAAATTAAATAATAACTTTGTAAAAATTTTTTTATTATGGGAGCACCTAAAACAGCGTATGGAGCATATAATATATGGCTTAGTGGAACTAAAGCAGATTTAACACCTATCGAAAGAGAGTTTGCAGTAGCCAAGTTTATCCGGATTACATCTGGAAGAAATGGATATTTCTTAGATTCTGATATAGTAGGATCCGATCAATCTGCAGCTGTAGCTAAAGTAAAGAAAATTTTTAAATTAGATAGATTAGAATCTATTAAAGCAGATGGTATTACCGGTTTTATTGGGCAAATTGAATGTGATGTAGATGGAAATCCTATTGGTCCAAATGTCAAGTATCACAGAGTATTTAATGCTATTACCAAGAATAGATATTCTGGTATGGTTGATATGGTAAAAGATGCTCTTGGAAATGTAAAATATTATCAATATTTCAATGATGCTGGTTTAAATAATATAGGAGAGATAACCTTAGGACCATATTCTCCTAATGTGGAGCCAGATCTTATTAATCATGGTGTAAAATTATCAGCAATTATAGAATCTGCATTTTATTCAGGACAGAATAAATGGGGATTCATGATGAGAGCTAATGGTACTGAACATCCTGAAAATCCTGTAAATTATTCAGAAACTGATTATACAACTGTATATCAAGAAAGTATGGGTATTAATACAGTTAGAACTTTAGATAGAACTCCTATTCCACTTGATCTTAACTATCCTTTAATTGCTCCTAATAAATATTTAACAAGGATTTTTACAGAAAATGAAGAGGGTGGTTATTATGAGCAAATGTGGGAGGTAATGATGTTGCCCTATGAAAGGGAAGTGTCTTTTGGAGAAACTCTTATTGAAGCCGCTACTAGTTTAGGTTCCAATAGATGGTTTAATACAACTACTCTTATTTGGAAAGATGCTATAACAGGTAATCCTGCTGACATTAATACTAGTATGTCCATGTTAGCTACAAATCAAGGTATGACTATTCCAGCAGCTCCAGGATATTATATGTTTACAGATGTGCTTAATAATAGAAGAGGATATGTACATGTTATAGCTGGAGGTCTTATTGATGCTTGGGATGAACCTACTATTGATAATCCAACTGGTGGATATAATTTAGCTCAATTAAGAGCTCCTATTTACTACTATGGATTTATGGGAAGTAGTACTACTAATGAGAGTAGAAAATCTATAGCTTATGATAATGCTGTTGCAAATGGATTTATTAATCCAATAGGCACTTTATATCAAGATCAAGAGGATTTAAAAATATATACAGGACAATTTCCATCATTAGATTTCCCAACTGCAGGATATTATATTCTTAGTGAAGGTTATCCGGAAGATCCTGTAGGAACATGTGGGTATTTTAGATTAAATTCATATGGAATTATACAAGAACCAATTTTATAATGACTTGCTAGAGGTCATAAATAATTAAAAATAAATAACATGGAAAAGATTAGTAAAAAAGTATTGGAAGAGAATGTAATTAAAGCTGAAAAGCCAGCTCAATTAAAATCAAAAATTGAAATTTTGGATATCAATGGGGCTCTAAATAACCTTATCATAGTTCATAAGGAAATTCCTACAGAATTGTTTGAAAAGGTGTATCCGGTAAAAAGGCTTTCAAGCAAGATCGCTAAAGAACTTAATGAGACTCGTGAAGAGATTAGAGAGAATACTAAATCTCCAGATCTTAATGCATGGTCTGCAGCTTTTATGGAAAAATGGGAAGCTGCAGACCATGCATTAAG